ACGAGTGGAATCTTGAGGCGCACGACTATGCTCCTTCGGCCGTCAGTCTCTGTCGAGGAAAAGAGGGCAGAGTCGACATCATGGAATGCTACCAGGTCAACTCCATGGCAATGTCCAACTCGCAGCCTCTCATGGTGGCGCGCGGGACAATTGTTCCAGAAGAAGGGCGGCCGTTTCTCTGTGCACTCGAGACGTTTCTTGCCCGTCCCCTTGGGACATTCAACTTTCCATGGGACTGCATGGTCATGGGCCACAAGTCCTCTGACGACGACCCGACCGTTGGAAAGGTTCCCCTGCGAGTCGACCGGCTCCAGCTCGAGAACGCCGGGACGATCCTTTATCCGATTCGCGAGTGGACCGACGGCGACGTCTTTGAATACCATGAGAGACACTCGGTGCCGCACGACGAGACGCGCTACGACGTGAAGAATCGAAGAGTCCTTGGGAAGGACTCGACAAATCCCGATTATTTCCATACCTGCACAAAGTGCTGCGACCCGACCTCGGCGTCCTTTGTCAGGTGTCCCAAGTATGGCATCGACGTGAACAACGTGTCACATCTGGTTCCGTGGGTCAGGCCAGATTTTGCCTACTGCGGGCTCGGACGTGAGGATTCTGCATAGAATTTTCTGATTCTGAGTCCTGGCAGAAATGGATTAGATTCTTAGAGACATGGGAGGCGCTAACAGACAGACAATGGCCAAGATGGAGAGGATCACTCGTCCTCTGCCTCCACGTGAAGAATATGCCCTCATGGATCCGATGAGCGAGGGCGCAACCGAGATGTCGCAGACGGCCCTCCGGCAGCCGTATGGCATGATCTCAGATCAGGAAATGATGGCACTGCAGCGCCTGCCCCTGTTTCGTTCGACCGGAGGACCCAGCCCCAGCGTGAGCGTCGTTCCGCCTCCGACAGTTCCAATGCGATCCGCCCCGATGGGCGTGAGGTGACAGACCATGGGAGGAGCCTCTTCAGCACCGGCGGCCGCGGCATCTGGCGGATACTCGAGTCCGGCCTCAATGGCCCGTTCCACAATCGGCGGAATCACCGGCAGCAACATCTCTGGAATGGGATGGGTGCCACGGGCACAGCCGACCGGCGGGGCACCAGATTATTCTCAGATCGCGCGATTTTTTGGCGGCGCCGTCAGAGACGCCTCCGGCCAGATTGCCAAATCAATTGCCGGACAGCAGATTCCAGATTTTTCGGTGGATTCTTCAGCGTTCTATAGCCCAGCTGCTCCGTTTTCATTCACCGGGCCGGCCGGAAATTTTCCCAAGTTTTCGGGAGCAAGACAGGGTTCTGCAATTTTTGGGACATCCCAGGGAGGATATTCCATCTGACAAACAACCAAACACTATAGGGAGAATAAAACCATGGGCGGAGCAAGCAGACTTGGGAGAGGAATAATTCAGCCTGGCATATTGCCAATTGGCGGCGGCGCAGACAGATCGCGGCCCAGACTGGGCGGCGTATTTAGCATGAGCGGAAACGGCGAGAGTGCCGGCAGACCGCCGGCTCGGCCTCCCGTGGAAAACTTTTTTGGATCCGCGAGACCGCCGGCACAACAGGCACAACAGGCACAACAGGCACAACAGGCACAACCGGGAATGGCCGACAATATGAATAGCTCAATGAGAGCGGGCGCGCTGGCGCTGTAACAAAAAGAAAGGAACACATACCATGGGATTCGTCAAATCGGTTTTGAAGGGAGACATTAAAGGAGCGGCAAGATCTCTAAAGCCGCCGAGCAAGGGCGGGGGCGGAGCGGCGCCTGCACCCGCCGCGCCACAGACAGACTGGGCCGCGATCTTTGCGGCAGAGCGTGCCGCAAACGAAAACATAATCAATCAGATGCGTCTGGAAGCAGAAAATGCCCGAAATGCGGAGGAACAAAGACAGCGTGAGGAAGAAGCTCGCCGGACGCAGGAAGAGCATAACGTGAGACAGCGCACGGCCGACCAGGCCGCGCTCACGAATTATGAAAAAATGCAGCAGGCTGCCGCCGCGCAGGCCGTGGGGGGAATCTCGCCCATCACGCCCGGCTCGTCAGCCGGCGCGGCTCCGGGTCTCTCGCCAGTCCCAGGTTCGAGATCCAGGAGATCGGCCTCCGTGTATTCTCCACCAACGATCAGTCCCGTGGCACCCGAATATGGAAACATGATGGCCGCACCCGGCAACGTGAATCTCGGCGGTGGATCCGGTCTCGATTGGCTGCGCGCACTTTACGGTTCAGCCTGATAAGAGAAATCTCCGACAAATGGCAATCCAGACCGGCGGCTTCACGGTGGCACGGGGAGGAGGGGCACAATTTCAGCCCGCCACCCCGACACCATTGTCGTTTGTGTCTGGCGCGTCGCTTGCCCCGGGAGATCTCGGGATCAATGCCATCACCGAGGGATCACGCCAGGCGACAGCCAGTCTTCTCTCCGGGGTCAACGTGGCCCTCGAGAGTGTGCTCGGAGCCGGAATCGGGCTTCTTGAACGAAAACAGAAGCGCGAGGAAGACGAGCTCGCTCATCAGCGTGCTCTTGAGATTGCCCGCGAGCGCAACGTTCTTGGCAACATTCTCAGCCCGCTCGACCGCGAGCGCCTGCTCGGGCAGCGTCTGCAGAACATCGAGCAGATTCGCAAACTTGAGGATCCCTATGCCGAGTTTCTCGGTGAAAAGGGCCCATCGCCACTCGGCGACATTCCTGACCCAAATCTTGGTCTGAGACCCGAGGATCTGCCTCTTGAGCCATTCGACCCGAATGCGCCCGAGAACGTCGAGCCAGGACTCCCGTCGGGCGACGTTCCGCTCCCGCCTCTTCAGGGAGCCCGTCCTCCCGGCGAGGAACCCGCGCCCGGCGCCGCCCCAGAGGGCTACACGACGGCCGGTCCAGGAGGAATGCTTCTTGTGGTCCCGATTCCTGAGGAATCTGGCGGGGGTCGCATGATCATCAATCGGGCCACCGGCGCCACGACGATCGACAAGGGAGCCGGCGGACGGACCGAGACCACGGCCTCTGGACTTCCCGAGGAACTCAAGGATGAACTCCGTCTCAAGGGCGTGACCGTCAACGCCAAGGGAGAGGTCTCGACCACCTACGAGCCGAGCACGGCCGACGCGGACCAGGAGAAGGAGATCAGCACGATGCAGTCGAGCATCGAGCAGGCCAACCGCGTCGTGCGAGACATCGACACGATCGTCGACACGGCGCAGGGAGCCAGACTCCCGGCGACTGGAAAATTTTCTGACTGGATTGCCACGCTGCCCGTCACCACCGGAGCGAGTGACGTCCGAGCCCTCATCAAGAACATCGAGGCAGACGTGGCCTTCAAGACGCTGGCCGACATGCGGCGCAACAGCAAGACGGGTGGCGCCCTGGGCGCGATCTCTGACCGAGAACTTGCCCTCCTGGCTGCCGCCGAGGGCTCGATCAACCCGTCTCTCAGCTGGCCGATCTTCAAGCGCAATCTGCAGGACATCAGCAAGGCGCGCAAGGAGCTGATCAAGATGTGGGGCGGCAAGCTTGCCTCGATGGGAGCCGGCACGTCACAGTTCGATCTGACTGCCGAGATCAACAGTCTCGCCGAGCAGCTCGATGACATGCCCGACAGGAATTCTGAGGAATATCGCGCCGGGAGAGAACGGCTCAAGGAGCTGGTTCGTCGCCAGAGAGGACAATGACCCATGGCCGTTCTCAAGGAAGTCACCGACGAGGTCACGTCTGAGACCAGGCCAAAATCTGGCGTGGTCGGCGGAGTCTCGCGCGGCGCCGTCGGGCGTCGCCGCAAGAAGAAGCCCGCATCGATTCTTGACGAGGTCACCGAGGAGGTCTCAAAGGAGCCGACCCCCGAGGAGACGCTCGCGCAGGTCATGCGCGAGACCGAGACAGATCCAGAGACGGTTCGCCGCATGCGGACCGAGGGACAGCGTCTCACGACCGATCAACAGCGCATCGCCTTCGAGGCAGAGCGGGCGAGGCCACTGACCGATGTTGCACTTGGGGCCGCGGGTGCCTTCATTCAGGCCGTCCCGGAAACCGTCGGGCAGCTCGTCAGGGGAACAGGCAAATTTGCCTATGAGGGAGCTCTCAAGCCCATCGGTCAGACCGTGCTTGCCGGGCTGCAGTATGAACCCGGATCGGACGAGTATGAGCGGGCCCTGTCACAGACGTATGGCGGCGCAAACCGGGCCGTTCGCTCGCTGGCCTCCGGGGTCGCGCAGGACATGGAAGAAACGGCCAACGCCGCAACGAGGGCCGCAATGTTCGGGACCAGCATCACCGACCGCGCCGCCGAGAAGCTCGGGCTCGTCACGCCAGAACAATCTTTCAACAACTATCTCGCACGCGAGGACATGCGCCGCGGCGAGGCCGAGGACATCCAGGAGAATCCTGATCGCGCCGCGACCCTGCTGGCCAGAAACCCGCTCGCCGGGACCGTGATCGAGGGAGCGGCCGCCATGTCCAATCCCATCGAGTTGCCATACCGCCCCTCCTCGCCATGGATGCCTCGAACAATTCCGGGACCTGGATTCACGACGCCAGAAGAAAAACAGGCGGCTCTCAGGGGCTATGAAGAATCTCTTCTCGCTGAAGCAAAATTTCGACCAGACGAGGACATCTCGATGCTCGGCGAGGTCCTGTCTCCGGTCGGTCTTCCGGCCAGACTGGTGAAGCCCGTCACGAGTGCCCTTGGCGGAACCATGGAGGCCGCGGGCGGACTCGCAGTTCGCGGAGTGACCAGACCCACGATCCGAGGCGTCAACCCTCTCGAGGGAGTCGGCATCGGAATCCGAAAAGTCGGCGAGGGAGCCGAGAAGGTCGGAGCCGGAGTCAGTCAGGCGATCACGGGACGCCCCGACACCTTCCTGGCGGCACCTGGCACGATCGTCTCGGCATTCACAAAGAGACCCGGTCAGCTGGTCGAGGGAGTCGGCCGCACGCTTCGCGATGTCGGCCGCCAGATCGACGAGGGCGGGATTCGCGGACGGACCGGCATCGTCGAGCGCCTCGGAAGAGACCCCGCCTCGGCCGACTGGATCCGCGACCTCTTTGGACCCGGCGCCCAGAAGCGACTCGAGAAGATGGAGCGCAAGAACAAGCAGCGCGTCGCCGAGGGCAAACCCGAGATCAAGCCCGGACGCGGCGGGGTCATGCGGGCCCGCACCGCCGACTATGGTCTGCGTCTCGCGAACAGTCTCACCAAGTCGGGTGTCTCGGGAGCCGCGCTCAACGGGATCATTGGGGCGGCCGACATCGAGACCGCAGAAGAATTTGGCCGCTCCACCGGCGTGGGCTTTGGCATCGGCTCCTACATGGCCGGTCGCGTGCCCGAGCGCATCGGGGCAGCCCTTGATCCGACGACAGATCTTCGCACCCGAATCAACAGAGTCACCGAGATCGACCCGCTCGATCGCAGGCTGGACGAGGACGCCGATCGCAAGCGCTACCGCGTGACCACTGATCCGAAGCTGATTCGCCAGGCCGAAAGAATGGCCGACCCGGACGTGCAGATCGAGTCGCGCGCGAGGGAACTTGACGCGCTTTTTCAGCGCAAGGCCGAGGCCGACTATGCCGAGCAGGACACGACAGACCTGGACATGGAGATCACGCAGAGGGCCGACGAGCTTGCCGCTCTTCAGGAGACTGCCAAGAACATGACCCAGGAGCAGCGCGATGAGCGCCGGCGCGCCGTGGAGCTGATCATGATCGATGTTCTCGATCAGGCCCGGGCGACAGGTGCCTCTGCGGGGCTGAACAACATCGAGGTTCAGATCGTGGATACCGACCAGGTGTCGGCGTGGCTTCGTGAAAAATGGGGAGCCACTCTTGAGCGGGCCGAGGCCATCGTGAGTCAGCTCGACGGAAAACAACTCGGCGGATCTGAAGCCGAGACACTGAATCGGGCCAGAAACACGATCGAAAAATTCAACAAGGAACTTGAACAGGCCGTTCAGTCGCATGTCGCGCTTGCGCCGGAAACGGAGCGCGAGGGAGAAACTCTAACGCCGCCGCACCTTAGGCCGGCCAACGTCACGTCTCCGACGGTCATGATCAACGCGGGCTATGTCATGAACAATCCCGCGGGACTGAGGCATGCCCTGTCGCACGAGATGAACCACGCGCTGTCGAAGTTCAAAGAAGTTCAGGACATGCAGCAGCCGGCACGGCAGTTTTTATTTGGAAGATATGCCGATCAGTTCATGCCCGACGGGACTGTCCGCAAGATGCCCGTGACACCTGGAGTGATCACCGATGAAGTGCTCGATTCCGTGTTTGTGCCGCTGTATGGCAGTCGGACAGTCGGTGGAGTGGAAGGATTCAAGAGAGGATTTCCAGACACTGACAAGATGCGCGAATACATTCGTGAAGAAATCATGTCAGAAATTGCGGCGATCTCGGAGGGTGGCTACCAGACGATGCGCGAGGGCCTGGATTCGCCCGGACAGGCCGTCGTCGACCGGCTGCTGGTCGCGAACCAGAACTCGATGCTCGGGCGACTTCGCCAGGCCCTGGAGGCCGTCGGAGTCGAGCTTGACTCGCAGGGCGATGTCCGCTCAGTAATCTTTGGAAGCAACGTCGCGATTCCTGAAGTTCTTGCAATGATGCGTCAATACAAGCGGCAGCTTCTTGAATATACCGACACGATGACGTTTGTGGGCGACTCGCTGCAGGATGACATCGAGATCAGCCTCACCGAGCTCATGACCAACCGGGCCCTGCAGGAGGTCTACAAGGATGACGTCATCTGGGACAAGGAAACGGTGCTCGACATTCGCGACAAGGACGGAAACGCGCTGTCACAGATCGTGATACCGGACAGCCCCGTGGCCAACTCGGCCGCGATCGGGGAATACCGCCTCGTCAACGGGCAGCTTGTCGACGAGAATGGCAACGTGCTCCCGCCGATCGACCCGGCCATTGATCTCTCGGCATTTCCGGAGGGATCGAGCGCGTCCATTGACAACCGCATCGCCCGCAACCCCGACGGCAGTCCCAAGATTCTCCAGAACAAAGAGATCCAGGCGCGGGCTCGCCAGCGCGACCAGATGATCAAGGACGCGATCGACAACGCGCCAGAGGACGGCTTCGAGGGCCGGATGAGGGGCGACGAGAATGGCAACTATACCGGGACGCTCAGTCCGTCCCAGGTCGAGGCCATCATGGCGCTGCCCAACACGCTGGTCACCCCGTATGTCAAGAAAAATCTGATTGCGTTCAGCGAGGTCTTGCAGCGTCGTGACGGGACTCGCATCCTTATGGAATACCAGCCCTCCCTCAAGAAGGGAAGATATCGGGCCCTCGCCCCAAAGATTCGCGACGTTGTGCCGATTGGGTTTCGATTCACCAAGCAGGGCAACTGGCTCGCCGTCACGGCATCGGTCAGCCGCATGTTTGACAAAATGAACCTGTGGGCCCAGAAGAAGCCCGAGAACCTCAATCTTTGGGGACGCAGCACCTCTAAGTTCTGGGCCGACGTCATGAAGGTGCTCGACAATCACAATCGCGGACTCGCCGGGCAGACCAACCTCGACATCGACCCCGACATCGCAATGCAAAAGAAGAACCGCATCAACGACTTCTTCAACATGTTCTCAAAGGAGACCGAGGCCTCCAATCCGTCAAGAACCAAGCTCCCGGCCCAGCGCGGAAAAGAGTCTGCCGACCGGATCATCATGTCGGCGCGCATGGACCGCATCAACCAGATGCAGATCAGCAACGCCGCCAAGATGCCGATCGACTACGGCAGGATGAAAATCAATTTCTTCCCAGAGAGACCCGATGGCGCGCTCCGTCTCGACCAGTCGCAGGACCTCGAGGTGGAAAACGACATTGTCGGCGGCGCCATGCCTCGGTTCCTTCCCGGCATCCGCTACACGTCGCTTCCCGACGATCCCAAGAAGACCATGGCCGACTTCTACATGCTCAACGCCATGATCACGACGCCGCCGACTGGATGGAGCATGGGCAAGTTCGGTGGCGAGGCCACCATGTATGCTCCCTCGGCAGACCCGACCGGGCGCTATGCCGGAGTCCGCGCCGAGAAATACCAGGACGCCCTCGATGAGGCCAAGCAGACGCTCATCCCGTCTCTCCACAGCAAGATCCAGAAGGCACTGCATTTTGCGATCGCGGCCGAACTTCGCCATGCCATTCCGCGCAGACAGCCGACCGACCTGGCCGAGTCTGAATTCTATCAGGAATACATGCGCCAGTATGCGATCCAGGGAGCGGGCATGCCAGATCTCAAGAAAGAAAAGGGGCCACGCCGCTACAAGGGAGAGAGCGAGGGCTATAAGGCTTCTTTTGTCGCGATGGAGAATGCCCGCAAGAAACTGGGCATGGGCATCGCCGACGTGGCGCGCTTTGCCGAGCAGCTGTATCGTCGCGGCGACTGGTCGTCGAGCTACGGCGGAAACCCATGGGGCGACATCGCGGCCCATCTCGCCCAGATGTCAGATCCGACATATTCCACCGAGCGAGTCCGCGCCGTCGCGACCGATCCAGAGACCGGCCGCATGCAGGTCATTGAGACCAACGAGTTTCGCGACCCGGGTGCCTACAGCGCCATGTTCCAGGAGATCGACCGTGCCTACGACCTGCAGCACAACACCAACACGGTCTTCAACAAGCTCAAGAAATACTACATGGGAGCCGAGGGATACGGCTGGATCGCCAAGATGCTCGACTTCAAGGCCAACGTGGGAAATCCCCGTGAACTGCGCGGGCTCGTCAGTGGCACCATGGGAAAACTGGCCGACGCCTGGTTTGCCGACATGCGAGCCGACGCGCCTCTCACCCAGGATCTTGAAGAGAGCGTCAAGGCACAGCTGCCAGAGAACTTCAAGGACGTGGCCCTTGATCCCGATCAGTTCATTGAGGTGCTCAAGGATCTCGTTGGCAGTTATTATCGCAAGTCATCAAGCGGCGTCCGTCGAGAGAACCCGTATGAGAACATTGCCAACGCGGCCGAGGGAATCCACCGAAATCTGGGACGGGGCAGTGACGCCTGGAAGGCCATCAAGAAGGACCAGAATGCCCACATCGGTCTGATCCTGCAGGACCACTTTGGAGACATCGGAATCGCGCAGACAGACGCCACGAAACTCTTTCGCATGCTCCTGAACGAGGGCAAGGATCCGCGGGTGACCGGCAAGAAGCCGTCTTTGTCTAATGTCCCGAATGTCGAGATCAAGCTTCCGAAGCCAAAGCCCATTGCAGACCAGAACTGGTTCATGGGCAGCACATTCAAGCCAAAGACCAATGTTTCGACTCCGACGAACCTCAACAAGTTTGTTGAGACTCTCATGACCGCCGGATTCAACGGCCTGAAGCTCGGCGATGTCACGGTTCTCAATGCCGGTGGATCTGGCAAGGTCGCGACTCTCAAGGTCTATGCCGGAGACTCAGTGTCTGAGGGCAATCTTCTCACCACGGCCCAGATTCCTGGCGGCAAGAAGCGCGACGCCGTTGACTGGCTGTCCGACTACGCGATGATGCGCGCCAAACAGGCCGGCTACGGCAACGTCATGGACTGGATGCAGCAGAATCTGAAGACCGAGATGAAGCCGCAGATGCCCGCGCAGAGTGAGGGAATCAGCAATCTTCTTGAGAATCTTCCGTGGGCCGCGAGAAACAGAGTCAATCAACTGCTTGAGAATCTGCAGGATCAGGAGTGGGTTGACACCAACCTCGTGAATCTTCCGCCGTCCGACATCGACGCCTCGGCTGAGTTCGTGGAGTCGCTTCTTCTCGGAAATTCTGAGGGCCTCGCCAAGGCAAAGATCATTGACGCACTTAGCCCCAACGACGTCGAGGCCCTCGGCAAGTATCTCTACGACGTCGGCAAGTGGGCATCCGACAAGCTTGAGAAGCGCAAGGCGGCCGACATGGTCGAAGAAGTCGAGGAAGAGGGGCTGACCCTGGATTCTCCGGCAGTCGGATATGCCAAGGCAGACGACACCCTCATGACCGTCGCCGAGGCGGCCGCCATGGTCGGACCGTTTGAAGAGGGCGAGATCGGCGGGACCAACCACGTGTATTTCACGACAAACTCGGGCACGGCCGTGACAAATCCATACGAGGACGAGCAGGGCGATCCGTTTGTGACCGAGTGGGCGCCCGGCAACAAGACGGCCATCATGCAATACTGGGCCGACAACGGAGTCCTTCCGTCTGTCTCTGAGACGGCCCTGGCGATCTTCGATGCCGCGAATCCCAGCCACCCGTATCTGAAACCCTCGGAGAATGAGGCGGATCCCGTGATTCTTGCCGACTCCGACGCACTGATGAAATTTGTCGACAATCTGGGAGTGACTCTTGACGACGCGCAGGCCACCAAGGATGGCAAATGGAAGTCCGTGGTTCTCACGAACGGCCAGGGAGACGAGGTCAAGATTGTCAAGCAGGTCGCGGAGGACGGAATGTATCAGTTCATCAAGGACGACAAGAATTTCGCGATCGGACCGTTTGCATACGTCATCCGAGAGGCCGCAAAGTTTCTGAACAAGCCGACGGCAAAGAATGAAAAGCCGCTCTTAACAGAACAGGAAGACTTCACGATGCAGGCGGCCGCCCAGCTCATGGACCCGGACATCGAGGTCGTCGAGGTCGGCGGCAAGAAGTTTGCAAAGGGCGTCACCGAGGTCGGGTCTGTCGCGATCACCGGCTACGACAAGGACGGCAACGTGTTCGGCATCATCCCGATCCAGGGATCGCAGAACATGGAACCCATGGATCTCGAGGCGGCCATCTACGAGGCCCTGTCGACTCTTGGAGCCACGTCTGCCCCGACGGCACCTGGGACCAAGACCAAGCCGATCACGACGGCCATGATCAACGAGGCCGCCGAGGCCCTGATGAACGACGAGACGACGTCGCTCGGCAAATACACGTTTGAGCCGATCGCCTCTGGTCTTGGAGGAACCAGGGTCAACATCTACGTCGAGCCCGGCATGGAGGACTCAGTCGGCTATTTCATGCTCGACCCGGGCGAGTATCGCGAGCCCTCGGACATGCTCGATGCGTTCTACGACAAGATCAGTGAGTTTCTAGAAAACAATCCCGACTCTGAGGAGGGCACGGGCGGCACGGGACCGGGGGCCAAGTTCATGCCGGCGGATACCAGCCGTCTGATCGACATCGAGGGAGTCCGTCCGTTCAAGATTCCAAGACCCGTCAAGATTGGCAAGAACCGGTGGCGTGTCGGCGATGTCGTCACCTCAAAAGAACCTGATGCCGACGCGGCCGCGATGATCGCGGGTCTGCAGAGACTTGCCATGCACTCCAAGGGAGTCGATAGCCGCAAGGCCCTGTCGTCTGTCTTTGTGACGCTGAAAGACAACCCGTATTTCAAGAGACTCCTGGCAATGTCTCAAGAAAATCTGCAAGAACGCGGCATGGACGAACTCTATCGAGGAGTCGGACTAGATGAAAAAAGATCTCAGTTGACTCGACAGGCAAAGTCATTCACGCAGTTTTACGACATGGCCGACATGGTCGCCTATGCCAACGCCGAGAGTCGCCGAGGTCTTGAACCCGAGGTGCTCAGGATCAGTCCGGTGGGCAAGTTTCCTGTGATCGAGGACGGGGCCATCGACGACATTGCCGAGGAACTCGGGATCAATCGATCCGAGCAACCCCACATGCCCGGAAAGCACATGGAGGGAGCTTTTGGAGAAGGCGAAGTCTTTGTGGCACCCTCGAGTGCCCGACCAAACGCTCGATTCATGCCCGGATCATCCCAGGATGACCAGAGTCTTGCCGGAGTCACGGGACCAGACACTGACCAGGGTCCTCTGTCTGGGGCCAGATTCATGCCCGGCTACAACCCTCGCTACACCGATGACGACGGCAACTTTGACTTCAGTCTCTATTCCGAGGACAAGCGCAAGACCATCGCCTATCTGCGAGATCGCATGGGCATCACCAGGAAGGACTTCTCGACCGAGGACGAGTGGAAGCAGACCATCCGCGAGACGATGCGCGATGTGATCCGCGGCGGCTAGTCTCGGTCTGCCCGTTCCCAGGCCAGGACCACGACCAGCCCCAGGACGATGAAGACCAGGGCTGGCCAGAAGTTCCAGGCGATCTGGATGAGGCCTCGCAGGATGATGAGGATGTCGGGGTCCATGGTCAGACGGGGTGGATGTCGCGCATGAAGGGACGCGGTCGCTGTTCGCGGCGGATGGTCTCTTTCAGACGGCGCAGTTCGTTCATGACCGAGACCGCCCGGCCGACCGGGATCCGAATTTCTTCGAATCCGTGGCGGCGGGCCATCTTGACGTGGGCCTCGAGCAGGGGCTCGACCGAGTTGATGACGCGGAGGGCGGTCATGGTCAGGCGGCGATCTTGGAGGTGAAGTCGATCGAGGCCCCGACCTGCTTGCCGTGCTCGTGGGCGCCGGCGTCGTGGCTCGCGCGGCTGCGGCTGCGGCTCGAGCGGAGGTCCATGTTCTGGTCGACCCAGTCCTTGATGCGTTTCTTTTTATCGGCGATCACGATCGCGAAGCGGTCCTGCTCCTCCTTCTTGAAGCGGCGCATCGCGGCCTGGCGGCCGTGGGTCGACTCGTTGATGAATCCATCGGCGACTCCGCGGAAAAACGAGTTGGCAGTCGTCGTGTTCCACGCCTTGCCAGTCATCTTGAGGTGGTGGTTGAGGCCGGTCTTCATCGCGTCATAGACGAGTGGCAGCGCCATGCGGGCGGCCTCGATGTCGAGCGACTCCCCGACGAAGATGTAGACGTGCCGGTAGCCGCCAGAGCGGCCGACGGTCGAGTCCCACTGCGCCGAGTAGACGACCTTGACGTCGAAGACCTGGTGGATGACGGCAGGGATCCAGCGATCCTCGTCGCGCTTCTTGCGGCCGGTGTTGACGGACACCTTGTTGATGGTCTCGGCCTCGCGTGCCTCGCCCACCTGCATCTGTTCGATGCCGTGGCGCGTCATCAGCTCGCGTGCCTTGCGGAGAGCGACCTCCATCTCGTTGGCCGTGGCCCCGCTCGAGGGATCGGCCATCTTGAAGAGGTTGCGGATTTTTTCGATGATGTTGGATGTGTTCATTGCTAGAAACAATCAAACGTGATGGACGGGGACAACGGCGGAGTCGCCGACCTGCAACCCGCTTGCAGCGGCGATGATGGGAGCGTATTTCCCGCCCTCGCGGAATGACATGGGCGAAATAAGGATATACTCCAAGCCTTGCGCCCTGTCTATGGTTTGCGCTTTGACGGCTGACAGATTCCCGCGGTCATCAAAAGCAAGACGTTCGCGAAGACAGGATGAGTCACCCCAAAAGCCAAAATTGCTTTCAGCGGTAAATATGTCGGAGGATTCGCGAGTGATGGTGATAGAACGCACGGCGGAAATCCCCGTGCCCGTTTGGGTGTTTTGTGTGCTCATGACAAGGACCACTCTACCATGGCTGGCAGCCAAGTAAACCCCAAAAAGCAAAAAAATGAAAAAAAAATAGGGGGGGGCCCCGGAGGGCCCCCTTGGCTGAGGCTTTCGTGGATTATTCGGCGGCCAGCATCTCCTTGCGGAACTTCTGCAGGCCGTGGGTCCCGCCGGCGAGCAGGGCCTCGGCACCGGCCCAGAGGCGGCGATTGACGAGGGTGTCCATGTGGAAGGACGTGACCCCGCGGCTGCGACGACCCAGGCGAGTCTCGATGCCGCCCTTGATGACGTTCTCCTGGACGCGGTTGAACACGGTCCAGAGGTCGTCATGCTTGTCGACGTCGCGACGGGCGACGAGGACATCCTTGGCCTCGATGGGCATGTCGGCATAGCCCTTGTAGCGGGCCTCGATCGCGAAGCGCGCATACATGCTCTGCTCGATCTTGTTCAGCTTCCGCTCGCGGAAGGCCTCGACGCGGCCCTCGGACTCATCGAGCAGCTTGGCCATGTTGGCGATCATCGAGCGGACGGCCTCGGAATCGAGCGACACGTGGGTCGCGACGAAGCTCGAGGCCATGCCCGAGGCGACGACCATGCCATTGCTGCAGACCAGGCGGTAGAAACCGGCCATGGCCGACAGACGGCGAGTGCGGTCGTGGCTGTTCTCGAGGATGACGCGCGGGGCGGACTCCAGCTTGCCCGACTGCAGCTTCTCGAGGTGGTTGCGGTGAAACAGCTCCACGCGGTGCTGCCCAGTGATCCCGGCCTCGCGGCGCTGGCGCGCATTGACCGGCACGAAGCCGTGGTCGCGCAGGACCGGAAGGACCTCGGACGTGCTCACGAACGTGTAGCGCTCGGAGACGTCGGGGGCGGGTTTCTTCGCGAAGATCGCCGGGGCGAGCTCACGGAGGCGGGTGTCGTTCAGTTCTCCCAGGAGGACCTGGGCCGTAGTTGTGTTTGCAGTATTGCTCATAACGAGGGCTAATATAGCTGGCTGCCAGGCACGTGTAAACCCCAGAATGAAACTTTTTTCAACTTTTTTTCGGGGCCCTCCGAGGGCTACTTTTTGGCCCCCTCGGGGAAGATCGTGTAGGACTTCTTGCCCCCGATTCGAACCGAGACCACCCCGCGGCCCTGGGCCTCGAGCTTGCCGAGCTGGATGCCGAACCACCTCGCCGAGTTGCGACCGACGATATTGCGCAGACTGTCATAGAGAAAGATGTCCTGCATGAGAGCTGTCGCGGTTCCAGACCAGGCGTCGGTCTCGCCGTTGCGAGATCTCTCGAGCATGAAGGCCGACAGCACCTCGTCGAGGACTGCCGCGTCCGTGCTCTCACCGGCCGCGAGCCGCAGCTCTGGATGGTGGTATCCCCTGATCCCGTAGCGCGCCTGGTCAGAGATGCATTCCTCGGGCACGTCAAACTCGACCAGCCACGCCGCGAGATATGGAAGCTCTCTCGTGATCGTGTCCTGGAGGATGTGCCTCTCTGGAAACATCTTGTCGACGGTGGCGGCCCTGAAGAGCATGATCTTGTCGAGGATCGACGTGTCGAGATCAGGCAGGATGCGGAGCGACTCGGCGTCAAGGTTTCCGGTGATGATCACGCGGCCAGTCCACTCGACCATGACCGAATCCTGGAACTTGGCATGGTATTCAAAGGTCGTGTTGGCCGTGACCTTCTTGAGCAGGCTCGAGAACTTTTTGTGGTCTGCCGAGCTGTCGCCGGGCGTCGCGTCGTCGACTGACCACAGGCCGTGATGGAACAGCTCCTTGTTGAACGAGGATGCTCCCAGAAGAAACTGGGTCGCGTCCTGGTGACCTCCGACCAGACCAGAGACGATCCTGTTGGACAGCAGGGTCTTGCCCTGCCCGGGCTCACCGGCGATGAACAGGGCCTGTCCCTGCTTCGGGGCCCCGTCGAGCGCCGAGCAGTAGAACCTCTTGAGCCACGACAGAAAATAGAGCAGCTGCTCGTCGTTGTCAAAGAACTTCTCAAGAAATCCACTGAGCCACGGAAAGCGGTCTCCCCAGTCGGCGACCGATTCGGTCGGCCTGAGCGGCATGACCCTGGCCGTGTTGAGGACTCGCTTGCCCATGAATTCGATCATGCCCGGCGGCAGGTAGACGAACGGGGCCGCTCCCACGACGCGCCTGTGCTGGTCGACCGTGTAGAGCGCGTGCTCGACCTCGGAGAAGGTCGCGTTCTTTTCTTTTTCAGCCGCCAGTCCCTGCTCGACCTTGAGCCACCGGCCCATCTCCCTCTCGGCGCGCGCCTCCCACTTGCCGTCTGCCGACTGATACCAGTAGTTCTTGCCGTCATACCAGACCCCGTCGATCACCTCGCTGAGTCTGCTCGACGTGAACTGTTCGACGAAGCGGCTTCCAAAGATCTTTGACCACGGCACGAAGCCAGATGAGCCGGTGAAGCACTGCATCCCAGTCGGCCTGACGATCGCGGCAGTCGGGTTGTCTGCCATCGGGTCCCAGAACCGCACTCCTCGAGATCCCTCGACAAACGGTCCGTTCCAGCGGCCAGGAAAGCGCTGATGGAGCTCGTTCTCGATCACGTCGAGCGGAATCATGTCGCCGGTCCACTTGACAGACTCAGACGACTTCAGCATCCAGCCCTCGACGACCGCGGCATCGAGAGGAGGGGCCCCATCGATCTCCATCCAGTCGCGACCGACGTCGTAATAGATGGTCGGGTTGAGAAAGGCCGAGTCAAAGTCGAAGCCGGGCAGGAGGCCACGCAGGTCGAGCGACTTGGCCGCCGCCCTGAGCGTCTTGATCAGGACAGATCCCGACGCGACAAGAACCGGGCGGTCCAGGATCCACACCAGTCTGGCTCCCCCGGATGGTGTCCTGTGGGCCCAGGTCGGCGGAGTGGCATCGCACCTGCCCAGCATCGACTCGAGGTCGGAGATGTCAATCTCGGAATCGTAGTCGGCCACCAGGGCGTGGATGGAATGGACCGGATTTGCGTCCTTGTGCAGTCGCAGGCTCGGGATGAGCCCCGTGAAGCCGCAATAGAGGCAGTGCTCGGTCGTGTCCTGCGCGAGCCATTCCTTGTAGAGCCGCTTGGTCTTGAACTTTGGCACCTCGGGAACAAACTCCCACGGCCTGAGCATCTCCACGTCCTGCGTGACGAGATTCGTGATGCACGGAAACTTCATACGCCGACACAGCCGATGGCACGGTTGATGACGATGTTGCTGAACCTCTCGAGCTCCTCTGTCGTGCAGCCCATGGCGTTGGGATGACGGGCCGTGACAATCCGAGCCCCGAGCATGCGGTCGCCCTGAAAGAACAGCGGCACCTCCCGAGACAGCCGGTCCATACCGGCGGCCGCGCGCCTCCCAAGAAGCCCGATGGTCTTCGGGCGCCTCTCGAGAATCACGTGCAGCATGTGCTCATGGTCGGGATCTCCGACTCCGCGGTGGTCGCCGAGGACTGGCCTGGGGTGGGCGTTGTCCCACCAGATGTCGTGATACATCGGACCAAACAGACTCAGGAGACGGCGTCCGGTCATCGTCGTCGCGAGAAGCTCGCGGCGGAATTGGACGTCGTGCATGTAGGACTGCAGGATCGCGGGGTCTGTCTCAGGCGGAAACCATGGGTTCTGCAGGAAGATGACGGTGGTGTGGGCGAGGCTCATGACGTGCTCGATTGTAGGTTGGCTGGCTGTCGCTGTGAAATGCCGACTTCACCGAGCGAGTTCTTTCCAGTTTTCTGACGACCCCCAGGGCTCCGGGACCTCCGCGATCTCGGGATACTGGCACTCGTAGGACTCCACGAGCTCGGGATTCTTCCCAGAGTCGACAATCTCCCAGATGCAGTTGCGAGACTGCCGCGGAAACATCGGGGCAAAGATCGTGGCCAGGTAGTTGGTGTCGTAGTAGCCACGAAGACGCTCGAAGATTTCGCGCTGGGCGGGCGTGAATTCTTCCTTGTAGTCCTTGATTGAGGCGAAGGTGCCGTGGACGGCCTGGATCATCCAGCCCTCGCGCTCGAAGACGGCCCCGAGAGTCTCGTGGCGCATCTCGTTGACGTGGTTGTCGGCGCAGGTCTTGACGTCCCAGCAGGGGGTCGAGATGAACGCCCGGCCGCCCTTCTTCAGCATCTCTCTGAACGAGTCGAGCATGCGGAGCATGTGGCTTGGTTCGACATGCTCAAGGACCTCGAGGCACACAATGATGTCGACCTGGTTCGCGAACTCGTCGGTCGCCTCGCAGATGTCAGTCTTCTCGTAGACCTCGAGCGGGAACTTGCCCGAGTGGAACACCTGGATGGCCTCGTCGAGGATCGGTCCGACATCGATCCCAATGTAGCGCTTCGGGATGTAGCGAGAGCTGTAGAGCGTCTTTGCCATCGGGAGCTCACGGCCGCAGCCGACGTCGAGAATGGTCGCCTCGGCATACGCCTTGCCCTCGGACAGGCGGCGCATGATGTGGCTCCACCTCAGACAGTGGGCGATGTAATCTCGGTGCAGAAATCCGCGTTTCTCGGCGGTGTCGAGCGACAAGAATGTCGTGTCTACGGTTTTTCCTCTTTTGTTTGCCATGACGTTTTATTTTGTGGGTTGGTTGTTTGTGTTCAGGAGACGATCCTCAAAAGACTTGAAAAATCCATGAGGCTCGTTGAGATTTGGGGTGACAGAATACTCACCGATAATCGCGGCGAGGTAGCCGTAAACAAAGCCATGCTCGATCCGGTGGCCGGCGACGGCATCAAAGTCATGTCCCTCTGACCAGTCGTGGTTGTGCCAACCGGAAAGGGTCTCGAGATCCTTCTCATAGATGTGATGAGATCCGGCGTTGAGATGCAGGGTGCCGAGCTGGAGGTCCATGCCCTCGTCGCGCAGCGCCTCGAGAATGTGCCACGACAGCATCGAGAAGTTGAAGACATCATACGGAAACCCGAGCCAGACGTCACTTGAACGCATCGTGTCGACGCAGTGGAGCAGTCCGTCGCGGATCAGCCACTGGACTGCCACCGTGCAGGGCACGTCCTTCGTGTGCGGCGGATTCTCTCTCCATATCGTGAGAACTGCCTGGCGCGTGTCGCGGTCTCTCTTGAGCGTGTTCACGATGTATTCGACCTGCCGCGCGATCTTGGGTCCGTAGGCCCCAAAGAATGTCTCCCCGTCGTCGGAAAACTTCTTGATCGCCGAGCAGTATCGTCCGATCGATTCGACGTCGCGGCGGCCGGCAAGAATCCACCAGGCCTCGGCCGCCATGAAGCGGTAGCTCAGCCGGCGCTTCTTTGTCAAAACGACCGGAAAGGCCATGTCGACTGCCACCGTGTTGTTGATGATCTCGCGGACCGGCATGCCGCGTGGACTGTATCGACGGCCGTTGAGAGACACGTCTGCGATGAGCTGAAGCCACGCCTCGGTGGCGGTCTTTGGGATCTTGTCGTTGTTCATTTGATGAGATTCAGTTCGTTGAGAAGAAGCATGCGGTCGCGGACCAGGTCCTCGGCCTGCACGTTGAAGTCGGTGGCCTCGAGCATGGCAGAAGCGATGTCCTGAACGTCCTGGACGTGCATGGACATGTCATGAGACGTCTGTCCCATCTGTTCGTAGTCATAGAGGTGCGCCATCAGGGGACGGGCGTTGCCGAATCCACGTAGTGTCTCGCAGTGGCCGAGATTGGTCGCGGTGTGGTCGGTTCCGTGCCACCAGTCGAAATAGCCGCAGACCAGGTCGCGGTAGCGGTCGTCTGGCTCATACATCTCATGACGCTCTTTTCGAGAACGGCGCAGCGACTCGAACATCCGTTCGGGGCTCGAGAGCAGGCAGACGACGTAAGTGACCCCGAGGCACGACATGATCTGGTCGAGCACGGCCGCCTCGGCAACGAGCGGAGATCCGCCACGGTAGGCGGCCGCATACAGCTGCTCCGAAGGCCAGTGTCTGTCGATCAGGACGGGCTTCTCGATTGACCAGTGGACTGCCAGGGCAAGGGACATCGCCTGGTGCTCATACATTCTCTTGCGCAGCGGCAGGTGCAGGTAGCGGGCCCCGGTCTGACGCATGTATTCGCGTCCCCACGTCGTCTTACCGACGGCATCGGGTCCCTCGAGGACAATGATCGGGTGGCGCTTCATAGGGTCTGGATCAGGCGCTTGGCGACGGTCCTGAGAACTGGCTGAAGAGAGCTCGCGAACATCGCCGGCTTTCCGTCAAGCATGGGATTGGGTGAGGCGAGATCGTCGAGATGCATGAAGACCAGGTAGTCGTGCTTGTCTGGCTCGACGTTGCGGGCGACGAGCCGGAGATCACGGACGGCGACTGACCATATGCCGATCACCCAGTCCAGGCCATCTCCATTGTCATTGCGATAGATCGTCTGAAACTCGACACGGAAGCAGTTGTCTGGCTCGATCGCCATCTCCTCGCGGAGCTCACGAAGAAGACCCTCCTCGAACGGTTCGCCGTGCTCAAGAAGTCCCGCCGGGGTCGACAGGCAGTTCTTGGCAGAGCGGACGCGGTCGCCGCGCCACATCATCGCGACCATTCGGGTGATCGGATCATAGGGCACGGCCATGACGGTGAAGTGCGGCAGCGGATCTGGGAGTGATCTTGGTTCGGTCATGACTGGGCCCTTTTTTCCAGGTAGTGGTCGGCCGCCTCGATCGCGAGATCAATGGCCTTGGTTGGGTTGACGCTGATCTTGCCCGACAGGATTCCGGCGGCGCAGAACATGACAAGCATGTCGCGCATGTTGACCTCATCGATGTCGGGTGACTTCTTGGTGTTGTGGTTTGGGTTCATTTGAGATAGTGCGGGCTCGCGTGGGCCTCCGAATCGAGAGCGATTCCTGGCATCCATTCACATTCCTGGGCCATGATCTCTCTGACTGTCTCGAGGGCGTCGTCGACTTGGTCGGCGGGAATCTCGTCGGTCACGACCTCGTCGTGCACGGCGAAGAGAGTCGGGATTCCGGCCTCCTCGATCTTGAGAAGCTTCTCATAAAAGCAGTCGCGGGCCGTCGCCTGGATGATGTTTTCCACTCCAAGACTTCCCCACATGCGGTTGACCCGGCCGGTCGCCAGGGTGGCGGTGAGCTGCCCCTTGTCGCGGCGGACGTCGCGGTAGCGCATCGTGTTCCATGACGGCAGGTCGATCTCGAGGTCCTGGCCAACGGACGTCTCGAACCGGCGCTGGATGCGGTTCCAGAAATCCACGATGAGTCGCTCCTTGCGGCGGAAGTCGCCGACCTGCAGCTTGGCGTCTCTGAGAGAGATTCGGTGGCCATACTGGTTCCAGCAGTAATCGACAAAGCGCTCGGCGCCGCAGCCGTAAGAAAGACCAAGGACACGCATCTTGCACATCGCATAGAGGTTGGGATCCTCCTTCTTCAGGCTGGCGCCCTTCCAGTTGAGTGTCTGAATCGCGTGGACCTGGTAGACCGAGATGCCACGGTTGATCATCTCGATCTTGCGCTCATCGTTGACGAGCCAGGCAAGGGTCCGCGGTTCGATCTGTGCCAGGTCGGCAATCACGATCTGGCCGCCGTGCATCGCGTGGATGGCGCGGCGCATGTCGACTCCCTCGAACGGATCTCGCTGAAATCCCTGGACATTGAAACCCTGGTCTCCGCTGGTGCGCTTGGTGTGGGCTCCGCAGTATTTCTGACTGAAGTCGATCCGGCCGTCTGGGCGGATGCGGTCACGCATCGTCATGAGCTTGGTCATGAGAAGATTGGCCTTGCGATACCGGCGCATCTCGCGCACCCACGGGATCTCGGGATGCTCGTCCTCCCATCGCTGACAGTCGGTCGAGTCCTCAGCGAGCGACTTGGGTGGCGTGATTCCGAGCTTGCGACACTCCTCGGCGACGGCAATCGGAGAGAGAACGGCACGCTCCTCGGCCTTTCCGTTGGCCCAGGGCAGAAGGTTACGGGCCTCCCAGCAGGCGCGGTCGAGCGTCTGGATCGACCGGTCGAGATACTCGCGATCGGCGGGAAGTCCACGCAGGCACTGCAGGGTGGTCATAAGGCTGATCTTCTTCTCGGCGTCTGGCCACAGATGCGCGTGGGACTCCCAGATCTTCCAGCACCACTCGGCGTCGCGCTCGGCATACTCGACAACCTCTCGCCAGTCGGGACTCGCCCGCAGTTCTCGGTAGGTCTTGTTCTCCATCTTCTTGCGGGCATCCTTCGACACGTCGACGTTGAACATCGCCATGCAGGCCTTCTTGAGATCTCTGGGATGACCGAGCCAGCAGGACAGATTTGCCGTGCAGTGCCATTCCGCGGGACGAACATTTCCGACCTCTGGGTGGAGTTCCTGATGGCGTCGCCAGACGCGCCAGTCGAATGCGGCGTTGTGGCTGACCCAGGTTCGGTCATTGATCGACTCCCAGTCAAACTCTGATGGATGGCCGACAAACGAGCCCTCCTCAGCATGGACTGCCACGAGATAGATCTCGACGTCGGGATGCCGGAGATACTGGTCGACACCCATGTCGCGCAGCCCGATCCTCTTCTTGGGAAAGAAGCTGCTCTCAAAGTCGACGGCGACGTGGTCTCGAGTCATTCGCTCATCTCCTCCTGTGGCGCGAAGCGGCTCTGCAGGACGGTGTAGCCTCCGGCAAGTGCCTCGTCATATCTGCTCTGGGCCCAGTCTGGAATCTCGTCCTCGATGGGCCACATGAAGCGCTGAAGCGTGCTCTTGAATTCTGGCTCGCGGTCCTGCTGTTTTTCTTCGATCGAGTGCAGCATCGACGCGACTCTGGCGATCTCGGCAGAGCCGGTCGCGAACATGCGAGCAAGCATGTCGTCATGCATCGTGCGGATCTCGATGGCGCGCAGATGGAACGGCTCGGCGGCCCGCATGACGATGTCCTCATGGAGTCCAATGAGCGACATCCAGTGTCCGCGGCGCTGAAACTCTTCGGCCATCGACTGCCAGGCCTTGCGGGCCTCGGCCTCGAGAGAAGTCGCGCCGGCGTCGGAGGTCTCCTCGACAGAGACGCAGACGGCCGGATTCTCGGCGGCGGCCCGCCAGATCCATGGCTCAGACCTGGTCGTCGGTCCCCCGATGATGACATTGGTGACGTCGAGACGGGGAATCGTCGCGACGTCGGTGAGGTTCGCGAGGAACCTGTAGATGACCCCGATCGGCTGGCGGTTCTTCTTGAACTCGCAGTCGGTCACGAGGACACGGTGGACATGAAATGGAAGATGCGGAAGAAGCATGAAAGTGGGGCAGACGTTTTGGCCGCGGTCTGCCAGCGCGGGTGTCATGAGCTGCCGGGCGCGCCACTGCAAAGAGGACGCCCGGTCACCCAAATGTTTATCCCAGACTGAGGACCCACTCGGCGAAGCCCGGATCCTTGTGGCGTCCGAGATTCTTGAAGTTGGCCACGGTCACGATGTTGCCGGACTTCTGCTTCTCACGGCTGCAGGTGAGTCCGAGCATGAACATGCGGGTATCGGGGATCAGGCTGGTCTGCGACTGAGTCATCAGCCAGCGCGCCGCCGTGGCCGCACGATAGTTGACGCCGGTGAACTTCATCTCGGCCAGACAGAACTTGCGCTCCGCGTGCTCGAGGCTGAAGATCGGGTCTGGCTCGATGTATTCGGGCTGCTCGAGCAGGAAGAGGCAGAACAGTCCCGGGTCGGCCGTGGGAGGTTCCTTGCCGTCCCAGTTGGTCGAGAATCCGGCGCTCTCCGCGTCCTTTGGCGAGTCGAAGATCATCGGGGTGACGCCATCCTTGTATTCTTCATCGGTCAGGCGCTGGATGAACTTCTTGCGCCCGGTCATGAGGATCAGGTTGAGCGGGTCGTAGCCCTTGTCCCACACGAGGACCTCGCCATTGACGACGATCTGTCCGACGGTGAAACCCTTCGACTCGAGATCCGAGCTGTTGGACTGCACCATGTTGACGCGCGGGCGCATGAGATCGCGCTCGGAGATGGCTCCGTCGATCTGACCCATCGCCATGGGGCGGTAGGACACGACGGCCGTCTCGGATGCGACATCGTCCTCGTCTGCCTCGATGATGGGCTGGCGAGTCGCCAGTTTCTTCGATGGCGCGGGAGCCGGCTCGACCTCGGCCTCGATGATGTCTTCATCGGGTTCCGGGGCAAGTGCCTTCTTGGTGATCAGGCGCTTCGCGGGCTGTGCAGCGGGCTGCGGTGTTTCGGACACCTCGGGTGTCTCGACTGGTGTTTCCTCGGCGACGGGCGCGTCGGATGTCTTGGGAGTCTCGGCCGTCTTGCGACGGAGAGACAGTTTCTGTATCAGTGCCATTTTATTTGGTTTTCTTGGTTTGTTGTTCTTGCTGTGTTCGGATCGTCATGATCCTGTCGAGCCAGTCGCCGACTCGGTAGTTGCCGATGCCAATGGCATCAGTGTCCGCGTCGTCGAGCTGGATCGAAAATTTTTCCTCGAGCATGAGCTGCACCTCGATGAGGTCGAGATCGAGCAGACCGAGGTCGTCGAGCATGTCGGTGTCCTCGGTGATGACTCCCAGTTCTGGCAGCATCTCGTGCAGCACCTCGTGAAATTTTTGCATTGCCTCTTCTCTGCTCATGATTTTTTCCCCCTGCTGAGTTGTGCATAGCGCACTCTGGCGCCGTGCTGGATTAGTCCGGTCTCGTGGAGCCGGTCGACCGCGAGCGACTGCATGCCGCCCTTTTCTCCGGTCTTTGCGTGTTGGCCGACAAGCTGCTTGATCTTTGTGACCGAGACATCACATGCCGACAAGAACTCGTCAAACGTGACGCCAAATTCAGACTCCAAGAGTTTTGCCGCGGCAATGGGATCGACGATCGAGGTGTCGCCAGATTTCTCGACGATCGTGACTCCCTCGGAGAGACGACCCGCGTCGTGGACTGCGAGCACAAAGCGCTTGAACTTCTTGAGATAGTCCTCCATGGGCTTGACCCAGCGAAACGCCCTGACGACCTCCTCAGGATCTGCGGTCTCTGGCGACTCGAGACTCGTGAGAGGCGCGATCTCGTGGCCAAACAGGTCTGCGTCGTTGGCGAGCTTGACCATATAGCTCTGCCACGCCGAGCAGCTGGCCTGGCGGGCACAGAAGCCGCAGATGTCTGGATGCGGACGGAGCATCGACTCGTCCTGTGTCTCCAGCCACCGGTGGCGGCGACGAACAATTGCTCCGACCTGCGACACGATGACCTCGTAGTCCTTCTTGCGGGTGAAGAGATGCGTGTCGTCGACCTTCAGGGCCGGCTGAATCAGGCGGACTCGGATCTTCTCGATGGTCGGAAACAAGATGAACAGACCGAGGGCGTAGGCGCGAAACTGGATGTTCTCAGACACGTGGTCGACTTCCCATCTTCCAAATTTGAAGTCGATCAGCTCGACGGACACGGGCTCATGGTCGGCATCGGCCTCGAGCACGATCACGCGGTCGGCGTGCCCCTTGTCGAAGTCACGGAACTTGAGGGGTCGAAAGTCGAGCTCGACCTCCTTGAGGGGCTCATAGGGTGACTGACTCTCGGCATCGGCAAGCAGGGCGAGCGTCTGTTCTGCGACCTCGCGGTCTTCGTCTGGCAGCGTGGCAGGAATCTTGCCGGTGTCCATGACCTCGTGCAGCGTGGTTCCGCGAGCGGCTGCCGCAGACGGCGTGTCGTCGGACTCGTAGCCGGGGCAGATCTGCAGCGGCTTCAGCCTTGACGGACTGATGCGCGAGTGGCCTCGTGACGTGTGATCAACCTGGGAGTTCATGGGAATCGGCGAGGCGAGCAATGTAGCTCTTGATGTGAATGAGTGGCATGTGGATCAGTTCGACGCCGTATTCGTCGAGGATCTCCATGCCGGCGACGTCGCGCGGATAGGTCAGACCGTAGACGACGCGCTTCACGCCGTGCGCGATGAGATTGAGCGCGCAGGGACCGCACGGGATCGTCGTGCAGGCAACGGTCCTGACTGCGCCTCGGTGAGTCAGGCTGCAAAGATTGGACTCGGCGTGCACGACAAACTTGCGGCGCTGCTCGTTGTTCTGCCACCAGTCGTCGGCGACGTCCCATCCAGATGGGAGTCCGTTGTAGGCTGTGGCAATGACGCGGTTCTCATGGTCGAGCGCAACGGCTCCGACCTTGCGACTGGGATCCTCGGAACGGAGGGCAGCGGCGGAGGCAAGGAGCATCGCGTATTCGTCGATGGTGGGTCTAAGATGTGGGCTCATGACGGTGTGAAGATTATCGTGGCTGGCTGCCAAGTAAATGCATATTTTCTGCGCAGAAAAACTTTTTTATCTCTCTGAGATAGCCGCAACAGCAAGATCCCTGAACTCGCGCAGCAGCGTGTCGAGTCTCTCAACCGCGCCCGGAGTGTCTGAACTGATCCGCAGTGGCCAGTCGGAGTTCTCTCCGGTGTTCGACCTGATGAAGTCGTGCAGCCGGACTGCCGACTCAAGGGCCGCGGCAAGACGTGGATGAAAGTCACTCACAGGAATAGGTCTCTGTCTGCAGACGAAGTCGCGGAACTCCGTTTGACGCATCGGTGAAACTGCGATCCTCAAACAGCACCCGGTTCGTGGGCTGGATCGTGAGTCTGTTGTTGTAGAGTCGGATGAACATGAACTCCTTTGCCTGCTCAGGAGCATCGGAGAATCCGTCTCCGATCGGCGCCGCCGTGAAGAGATAGGCGCCGAGATGCTCGCTGTTCTTGATGAGAGCATCACACTGCATTCCGCGGAGATAGGTATACTCGGTCGCGTGCCAGTCGTATCCGTAGCAGTCCCACAGCTGCGCGTCATCAGGACGCCAGTCCAGATGCGGGGTCGAAGAAAATGCCAGGGCATGGGGAGGCACCGACCGGTAGACGGCACCAGACTCGAACATGACGTTGCAGCCCCACATGCGACCCGGGATCGAGACGAGACCAAACCACACGGCGGGCACGAAGCCGCACGGATTCTCGTGGGTGAACTTCGAGTCGACCCAGACATACTGGTGCCGAGGCAGTGATCCGATCTGGCAGTTCATGGAGTCTCTGGATGAAGCTGCCACTCTGTCTGCGACGGAGGCACAGGCCTGCTGCACAGCGGACAGAGACTGAGATCGGGTTCTGGACGGTGGCGAGATCCGAGATGCAGGATCGCGATTGACACGGCGGCCGCCCAGAACAGGCAGAGGGCCGCGAGCACGGCGTTGAGACTGAATCCCCGCATCATGACACCATCCTCCGCAGTGCCTGCCTGACCGTGAGGTCACGCAGGTGTTCCATGGCCGAGTGGCGAGTCGGAAAGACCCGGTCTTCCAGCATCCACCGAGACTGCTCATGGCAGAAGCGGAATCCCGCGGCATGCAGTCTCGGACTCTCACTGGCCCTGCCGAGCCAGCCGACGATTCGATCGATCATTTGTTTCATATCATTCCCTCCATGTTGAGTTCACCGTCTGTCAGCAAGGAAAGATTCTCGAGTCGGCGCTCCACGGCCCTGGCTATCTTCGACTCGATGCCGGTCGACGAGTAGACGATGCGCTGAACGACGGGACTCTTTGCGCCAGACCGAACCGCCCGACCAAGGACCTGGATGAGGGTCACGGCCTTGTAGGTCGGAAACACGATCACGTGGCGAGGTCTCGACCCGTGCGTGTCGTGCAGGTCGATCGACTCGGATCCCGCGTCGACCTGGCAGACCAGGACCCTGACTAGGCCAGACTGGAAATCATGCACGGCCGCCTCCTGGTCGCGCCGAGACCTCTTGCCGTCGAGCACCCTGTGGTCAATCGTGCCGAGACGCTCGGAGATGACCTGGATCGTCCTGGTGAACTGGACAAACACGATGACGGACTCACCCTCCTCGAACCGGTCCTCAATCTCCTCGATCAGGGCCGGGACCTTGAAGAGCTCGGCGCGCTGCCGATCTCGGATCGCGAGAATGCCGGGACTGGGATTTCCCTCGTGTCGCTCCACGTCGGCCTGCTCGTCGTCGTCGACCAGACTGAGCCAGGGTCCGAGCCAGGACGGTGGGGAATCTGGAAGATCCCACAGCTCGACCGTGGTCTGGGCCTCGGGGAACTGTCCGGCCTCAAAGAGATCTTTCTTGCGGAGACGGAGTCCCCAGCAGTCGGGGCCGTCAAAGAGGGTTCGGTGGATGTCGCCGAGCACTCGGTCACGGTCTCCCTTGCGAAAGTAGAGACCACCGAACGGACTGCGCACGCAGCCGTTCCTGCGGCACCAGTTCCAGAAGTCGTTGTCGAGACGATGCATGCCGGTGCAGAAGCCGAGGGCTCGCATCTTGAGGGGCGAGTCTGCCGGAGTCGCAGAGAGGCCGAGCACGAGGACATTCGGATTTCGCTGCGCCGCGATGACGAGCTCGGCGTTCTGGCTCTTGAGACCTCCGCCGGCGTGGATCTCGTCGATGATGAGGATCATCGGATGGGGCATGACAAAATTGAAGGCGCGGACGCGGCCGAGTCGGTTGCGGATCGGGATGAAGTCCTCGTTGCGGCCGCCGCGGGCCTTTTCCCAGCTCATGACAAACTCTGGCACGATGCCGAATTGCCCGAGGGCGACCTTCCACTTTGTGATGGCGCGGGCGCGGCAGATCACGGCGATCCGCGGAATGTGCCCGTCCTGGTCTTCGAACTCGAGTGCCGTGGCAATGGCCGTGAAGGTCTTGCCGATGCCGGTGTCAGAGGCATCAAGGGCAAAACCCCTCTCAGAGAGAATCTCCGAGAGTCGGCGGGCAGCCTCCTGCTGGTATGGGCGGAACTCGGCCATGGTCAGGTGTTGCTCCAGTCGTGGCCGCAGCAGCGGTCGGCGTCGTGCTCGAGGCGCTTTTCTGCCTCCCACTCGGCGTCCTCCTCTGGCGTGCGTCGCGGGCGGCTGCCACGGCATGGGATCTCGTCTGGCGGTCTCTGGGTGTCTTCGGATGTGCTCATTGTTTCGTGGGATCAAGCATCTCGTGGATGCGGTCATTGACAAACTCAACGCAGCCGCGGGCGAGCTCGCCCTGCAGCATCGCGCCATGCGACAATCCGACCATGAAGGCCAGATGAAGCGCCGAGTCCATGTGGTCAGGCATGTCCTCGATGTGGTGCGCGAACAGCGTGTCACGATACTGCTCCCACGCCTCGGTGGGCGTGAGAGCAAACGTGCCGATGAACTTGGGATGTGGCTTGGAATCGCTCATGCTGCCTTCCTCATTCTGGCCTGGCGGATGCCGCGAAGAAACGCCTTAACACTCTTGCGAGTCCTGTGCGCCGAGAACTCGGTGATGTCCTGGCCGTTGCCGTGGCCGAGCCGGTAGGCGATCCAGTATCTCCCTGGCTCGCCGAACAGTTCTCCCTCGCGGTCGACGATCAGGCGAGCCGCATGGCCGGTCTCCTCGTCGAGATAGACCTCGAGGCAGGGCGTGGTGTCGGTGATCTTCATCGGCGTCCGAGGATCGGAAGTTCGGAGTTGGGGCTGATGCGGATGACGCGCGGGCTGCCGATCACCGTCCGGCTGTCGCCGTCTCTGGTCGTGATCTCGCGCGCCTGACGAGGCAGCTCGACGTCTGCCGAGCAGTCGCTGACGCGGACGACAGTGGCGCGGGCCCCGTAGTGGTCGATGATGTCGCCCTCGCGGAGTCGCGTGTTGAGTGGCACGACTCGGACGCGGTTCATCGCGAGCAGACTCGGGCGGTCTGACTCGGACGGCTCCGGCGGAGGAGGCAGCCTGTCGATCGGCGGCACGGACCTGTCGGCAGGTCTTGCCCTGAGAACGGCGGTGGCATCGACATCGAAGATGCGACGATACATGCGGCGTCCGCCGATCATGACGATCGGCAGATTGTATTTCTCTGACCAGTCGACGTAGGTCGCTGGCGTGAATTCTCCGTTGATCTTGACTGCACACGGAGAGCCTGTGGCTATTGCGGGTTTTTGACTCATGACAGAGAGAATACTACCAAGCTGCCAGCCATATGCGAATCTTTTTTTTCAAAAAAGTTTTGGCCGGGGAGGGAGGGATCGAAACCCACGACGATCGGAGCTCCCTCGCCCGGCACGGGTCGGCCTCACTTCTTCCTCTTGTCTCTCGGTGACGCGGGGTCCTTTCGCCGGTCCGAGCTCTTGCGAGTCTTTCCCCAGCGAGCCTCGGCCCCGCGTATTCCTCCGAGTCGGCGTCCGGGATGTCCTGCGCCGACCAATCCTCCGATGCGGCCTCGAATTGATGCCATCTCGACGACGGTAAATTTTCCCTTCCGCAGGACCTCGCGAAGTCGCTCGATCTCCTGTTTTCTTTCCCTGTCAGTCATGGCGGTCATGGTTGTTCCTTTCAGTGAATGCAAGCCAGCCGCCAAAGAACAGGAGTCCTGTCCAGGAAATGACGAGACCAATCATCGCGAGAACGTGCATGTCAGTCTTCCTTCATTCCGTCGTCGAACCACCTGACGATGAGGCTGTCGATGGTCTCGGCAGAGACGAGAAGCAGCATGTAGTCGCGGATCTGGGTGAATGTGGTGAGGTCACGCATCTGAGAACGGAGACGGCGCTTTGCCGCCTCGTCCTCGAAGGTGTCGATGAATGTCCGAACGAGACTGCGTGTCCGGTGATTGTAGGGAGACTTCATGACTCCGCGATCGACTGGGGGAGCGTCGGGAATCTGGTCGGCCGTCACTGGGCCCTTCTGTGGTTGTGTCTTTTTCATGACAGGCTGCCATTTAATCTGTGGCTGCCACGATGTAAACAAGAAGACTGCTAACTTCTGCGATGAATTGCCACGCAGAACTTGTCAGGTTCGGGAAACTCGACGGTCTCGACGGTGAAGAGACGGCGGTCATCCGAGCAGCGCAGGGCGATCGCGTTGACCTTCTTGACGAGCAGGGCGAGTGACATGCCTCGCGACGCCGGATCAAGGATGAACGCGTCGCCCGGACGCATCGAGCGGACAGAGCGGTCGGTCACGCCGCGGACTGGACTCGCATGGCGAGACGGCAGAGATCTGATCCAGGAGACCTCGTCGTGGCGGCTCTCGAGGATGGCCTGGATGTCGGCGAGGAGGCGATCGGAGCCGGGAATCGCTCTCACCCTTGGGAGGTCAAATTCCCACAGTTCTGGGTTGTCGCGGATGAGCTCGACCAGCGCCTCTACTCTCACCTGTCCGACCATGCACAGCATGAAGGGCATCCACATGCCGGCCTCTCTCGGATCAACGTCGAGGCAGTCGGATGCGCTCAGACTGCGGATGGCGAGGACTCGGTGGTTCTGGGACTGGAGCCAGTTTGATCCGAACATGGCGGCCATCGTGGCCATGAAGTTGAGCCGGGACGCGGCGCCGAACTCAATGAGCCACCTGGCGGCAAAGCGGCGCTCGGGCGAGTCGGAATACGACAGAAAGACGAGGACCATGAAGGCCATGCAGCGAGAAGGTCGGGCGCGGCGCCAGACGGCGGCGGTGTGCCGGCGGACAGAGGAGGTCATGGGGAAGTGGACGGTGATGTGGTCGGATGGCGGTTTCATGGTGCGGGAGGCCATCATGGCACGAAACGGCGGGTGCGTGAACTGTTTTTGTCATGAAAGTGGTCGAGCACGGCATAAGGATGTTGCAGATCAACAACTTGAGACAAGTTCTCCCCTAATTCGAACAAAATGGGAAAAGCTATAGCGGGGCAATTTTTCAGGCATGCAAAAAAAGTGGTTGAAATCTAAAAAATGGGAAAAGCATTCGAATTAAGGGAGAACTCTATATAACCTATTCTTTATTAACTACTTATACTATGGTATCTTCTACTTTATTCCTCGAATATATTCTTACTCTTAGTCTGTAGTCTGTATTCTAACTACTTATCTGAATATCTACTGCGCCGAAGTCTGATATTTGCTCAAAAACGGTCCCGATGTAGCATCCGAGCCATGAAACACGTGATCGGGGTAGATCCGGGCAGGCACGGGGCAATCGCAGTCCTCGATCCAGAGTCGATGGCAATCGTGAGTCTGCACCAGATGCCCGAGACAGACCGGGAGGTGGTAGAGCTTGTTCGAGAAAAAATGAACAAGGCATCCCATCTCTTCATCGAGCAGATCCCGAAGTTTGCGGGCGAGAACCGATCCGCGGCATTCATGGCGGTTCTTTACGGCAACTACAAGCTGGTGTGCGGGGCGGCTCTCATGCACGGCGGGTCTGAGCTGGTCGAGCTCTCGCTTCTGAAGTGGATGAATCTGACCATCGAGCAGTCACGAAGGGAGCGTGAGCGTTCTGCGAGGAAGCGGCAACTTCTGGATGCCGCGAAGAAGATCTGGCCCAGGACCCGACTGACCCTGCAGACCTGCGACGCCCCGCTCATCGCGAGGGCCGGGATTCTTCTCAGCAGAGATGCGTTTACTTCGAAGGAGTGACACGGCCATCTTCTGACCATGGCGAGCAGAGCAGCAAGACGACTCACCCCTCAGCAGCGAGAGTTCATTGAGCTCCACGTGCTCGACGGGCTCCCGATGTATCGGGCCTATCTCCTCGCCTTCGATGACGTCATCGCGGCTAAATACAACGGCAAGATCACGGCGGGTTCTGCCTGCCGGGCCGGTGGAATCATTCTCCAGAAGGAACATGCCAAGACCTACGTCGAGGAACTCAAGGCCCGCGTGGCCGAGCGTGCCCAGCAGAAGCGCTTCCTGAGTCTCGATGAGAAGCGCGAATTTCTTGCCAGGCTCGTTCGAACTCCGATCGGAGACATCGACGAGGAGTCCGAGCTGGCCGAGGAGGTGCGAACCTCCACTGACGGCACGACGTCGGTGAAGATTCCCTCCAAGCTCAAGGCGCTCGAGCTCGATGCCCGCATCATGGGAGAATTCAAGGACTCGGTCAGACTCGACGTGTCTGAGAAAGTGCTCAATCTCGCAGAGAGCTTCGCATGAGCGTCGTCCGCACCCGCTACGCCAAGACCGGGGTGCGAAAGAAGAAGCGCCCCGAGGTGACGCCAGAGGAGTCGGCATCGATCGAGCAGGCACTCGACGGACGGCAGTATCTCGAGCATGCCTATGCGATGAGAGAGGCTCACCAGAAGACCGGAGACCTGTTTGGACCGACCGAGTATCTGCTTCGCTACTGCGTGAAGAACCCGCCGAAGGAACAGATCCGCCTCGCCAGCCACGAGTGCGAGTATCTCATCTGGAGATACATCCAGAAACTTCTTGATCTCGACCAGTATCAGGCGGCGGCCATCGTCTGCTGGGGGCCAGAGCTCTTCACGCCAGAGCCGCACTGCACGAAGCTGGTGTGGAACGGACTCAGAGACCATGCCAAGAACCTGATCATGGGAGGAGGATCGCTCTCCAAGTCGTATTCCGGTGCCGTGTTCTTTGGCCTCGATTTTCTTCGCGATCCCGAGTGGACCTGCATCAAGGTCATGTCTGTCACTCGGCAGCATGCGGTCACCAACGTTTTCGCGCACATCAAGAACCTGCTCGCCAATGTCCTCGTGCCTGTCCCGAATCTCTCGATCAAGGCCGAGTCAGTCAGGGTCAACAACGACGACAAGCAGGGAATCCACCTCACCTCGATCCCGATGGGAGACGACGGCAAGGGACGACTTCGTGGCTTTCACCCGGTTCCCCGCCCAGTTCCGCATCCGCGGTTTGGCAAGCTCAGTCGCATCGCCCTGATCCTTGACGAGGCCGAAGAGATTCCAGAGGGCGTGTGGGAGGACGTCAACAACGTGCTGCTGACAGAAGAAGCCGACAACAGCCACGTCAGGGTGTTTGCGGCCACGAACCCCAAGGACCGCAACAGCAAGTTTGGAGTCCTGGCAGAGCCCAAGAGAGGGTGGGCGTCGATCGACATCGATGTCGACGAGACCTGGGAGTCTGGCAGGGGATACAACGTCATCCGACTCGACGGCGCCAAGTGCGAGAACGTCACCGAGAAAAAGGTCGTCTATCCTGGCCTGCAGACCTGGGAGGGATTCGAGCGACTCCTCAAGCTCGGGTCTGACAACCCAGAGTATTTCACGATGGCAAGGGGATGGTTCCCCGAGTCGTCTGCCTCGGTCGTCATCGTCAACGAGTCGATGTTCGAGAGGGCCAAGGGTCTCTATACCTTCTCAGGCCCGACAGTCATGGCAGCCGGGATCGACCTCGCCTTCGAGGGCAATGACCTTGCCTTCTTCACGGCCGCAAGATTCGGCCAGGCGATCGGATGGACAGACATGCAGGGTTCGTTCCAGCGCTTCAAGTCCGAGCGGCGTGTCATCCAGGTCGAGCAGCAGATCAGTCTCGACAAGAGAGACACGATCGAGCAGACCAGGGCGATCATCCGCCTGAGCAACGACATGGGAGTGAAGCCCAGGTGGCTCGCGGTCGATCGAACCGGCAACGGCACCGGAGTCCACGATGCTCTCAAGTCGATGTTTGGACCAGATGTCTTTGGGGTCATGTTCAGCTGGGCTGCCTCAGACACTCGCATCCTCGATGACGACTCAGAGACCTGCGCCGAGCGCTACAATGACGTCGTGACCGAGATGGCGTTCAGTGTCCGCAAGTTCATCGAGACAGACCTTCTCAAGCTCAACCCGGGAATCAACTGGAACCAGCTCGGCCGCGAGACGGTCACTCGTCGCTACATGCAGGTCGGCCGTGGTGTCCTCAGACTCGAGCCCAAGAAGGAATTCAAGAAGCGCCACAACGACGTCTCGCCTGACCGCTTCGACAGCCTGCTTGTCGCAGTCCATGCGATCCGCATGAACGGCGGCATCTCTGGCCGCATGGTCGAGGAGGCGCGTGTGCCGGCACCGAGACCAGAGCGCGTCGAGCACGGAATCGTCGACCAGCTCGACTTCATCGACATGACTGACTGACATGAATGTGATCGAATCCATGGTGATGCCCGGAGGATGGCACAAGCCCGAGAAGGATCGTCTCGGCCGCGACATGCCTGAGCCCATCCGTGCCCCGACCTATCGAGCCCTCATCGATGCCGTGATCAAGTTCAGGGCCGACAACGTCATCCCGATCGGCGACGTCAGGGCTGAGGTCGATGAATACATTTGCAAGAATTTCCCGCGCATGTGCCACCAGTTCGAGGGAGTGGCCCGGATCGAGGTCGCGCACTCCGTGTCGCCGATCCGCACTCTCACAGACGAGATGATCCAGACGATGGACAGGCAGATCCAGGATCACTCGACCGAGAATCTCGAGCTGAAGCAGGAGGCGCAGAGACGCGCCGATGTCTGTGCGGGCTGCAGGTTCAACGTCAGGTGGAACAGCAACTGCGGATCCTGCGTCGAGGCCGTGAACCGCATGTCGGCGATCCTGCGAGCGGGTCAGACAGTCCACCATGAGCGAGAACTTCGCGCCTGCCAGATCCTGCATCACGAGAACAGGTCTGCCGTGTGGCTGCGCATGGACAAGATCGGCACGAGTCCAGATCTTCCTGGATACTGCTGGGCGAGGCGATGAGTTGCGAGAGGTGCCGCATGGAAATCACGACCAAGGGAATCAAGAACTTTGCCGGTGCCGTCGGGAGAGCCGCCGAGCGTGTCGCTCGCAGGGAGGTCCTGCTTGTCGATAGTTCTACGAAGAAAAAAAGGCTGTCTGTCTGCGATGAGTGCGAGTATCGATCGGACATGCAATGCTCGGTCTGCGAGTGTTTTATCCTTGCCAAGACCATGCTAGCTTCTGAATCCTGCCCGAAGGGAAAATGGTGAACAATGCCAAACGACGCCTCAACAGCCGATATAGTCGACCCGCAGACGGGGTCCGTGCTTCCGGCAGTCCTGACCTTCGATCAGGCCTATCAGACCTACAAAAACTTCACGCAGGACAACCGGGAGCGCAACAACAAGAACGCGGCGATCGCTCGCAAAATCAACGGCGAGCAGCCGTGGAATCCGCGAAAGCTGCGAGGCGCGGGGCAATCATGGCGGAGCAATCGGCCCACGGGATTCATGTCATCCCTGATCAAGCGCCTGACTCCTCCATACCGGCAGGTGGTCGACCAGCTCCCCCTCTTGACTTACAGCCGCTTTCCGAACGAAGCTTCCGGCACCGAAGCCTTGGAGGATACTTTCCGAACGGCAATCACGGACTGCATTCGTAAGTGGACGGGCTGGCCTGATTTTCTCTCTCAGCTCATCGACGAGAACCTGACCTACGGCTATGCCGCAGTCGGTCGTGAGGACGAGTTCACCTGGAAGCCGAAGATGTATCGGTCTGACGAGGCCCTGTTCTACGTAGGCTGTCCCCAGGAATCGAACCGAGTGAAGATCTGGGGCCTCAAGGAAGACTTCTTTGTTGACGACATCGTTGACACGATCCGTGATCCCGAGGTTGCCTCTCTTGCCGGCTGGCGCGTCGAGAATCTTGTCAAGAAGCTCAACACGTCGACCAAGCAGTTCGAGGACCGGGCCAACACCGAGAACGAGCGAGTCTACGAGGACCTGATCCGCGAAAACAACCTTGCCAGCAGCTTCACCTCGTCGATCCGCGTTGTCAAGGCGGGTCACATCTTTGCGACCAACCCGGCCGGCGGCGTCGATCACTACATCTTTGACCGCGAGGACGGCGTCCCGCTGTTCTTCCGCCGTGCCCGCTACGACAAGATGGAGCAGTGTCTGAGTCTCTTCTCTGCCGAGGTCGGTGACCGCACGCTCCATGGTTCTCGCGGAGCGGGCCGCGCACTCTACAACACGCACGTCTCGGTCGAGCAGGCGCGCAACCTCATCCAGGATGCTCTTCACCTTTCTGGCCTGATGGTCCTGCGCCGCACGAGCAGAGCCGGCGCCGGTTCCGTGGAGACCCCGAGCCTCACCGTCAACCATCCGTTTGCGATCGTCGGCGAGGGCTACGAGGTTCTCGAGAAGGTTTCCTTTGAGATCAACTCAGAGGCGTTCTTTGCGCTCGACCGCCACGCGACGATGCAGGCCGAGATCGCGGTCGGCGCCTTCATGCCCGGACAGATTCTTGACCAGCAGGGACAGCGCCGCACGGCGTCAGAGGTGAACTACACGGCCTCGATCGACGCGCAGATCCGCGCCGGGATGCTGTCTCGCTTCGCCGACCAGATGTTTGCCCTCATCGACCAGCTGCAGCGCCGCATCTGCCGTGCCGACATTCTTCAGTTTTCAAACCAGGTCATGATCGAGTCAAAACAGACCGGTCTGACCCCAATCTTTGACATCGAGACCTGGACGTCTCTCGAGTCCGTCGGAGAGTCTGCCATGTATTTCTTTGTCGAGATTCCACGGTCGCTCGACACCGATGCCGTCGAGGCAGTCCTCGAGATGCTGGAAAAGGGAATGACCGTCTCGCAGATCGCGATTCTTGCCAACTCGTCGAGCCGTGCGAGCGTCGAGGATGCCATTGCCTCTCAGTCCGGTGTCCTCGAAATGATCGTGAGCCGCTATTCCGCAGACCCGACCATCGACACGGTCGAGCTCAAGCGCCGTGACATCGCCTCCAAGCTCGGAGGAGCGGCCGCGGAGCGTCTGCTCAACGTGGATCTCAGTCCCTTGTCTGCCCTCAAACAGCATCGCCAGCAGCTCATTGAGCTGACCACTCTTCTCAACGGGACTCCCGTGCCAGTCGACACCACCGACGACGACATGGTCCATCTCAACGCAATCATCAGCCGGATTGCCCCGCTGCTCTCCTCTGAGATTCCGCTCGGATCGAGCGCGCAGCTTCTTGAGATTTCCCTGCAGCATGCCGATCAGCACGTCCAGTCTGCCCTCCAGAAGGGAATCAAGCCCGCCATGCTCTCAGAGATCACTGAAATCCTCGAGGAGGCACGGGCCCTGATCCAGGGTCCCACGACCGAGGGACGTGCCGCCGCTGCCGTCGCGCCCGCGACCTCTCCGGGTGCGGCCCCGGTGACCTCCGTCTCTCCGTCTTCTGCCGCGCCCGCGGAGACCACGCCCTCCGGCGTGGCCGGAGGAATTCAATCTGCCGTCGCTTCTGTCGCGTCGCCCGCGCGTCCCACCCCGCCCGCAGGAGGATGAACTGAATGAGCTCTGTTCCATGGTCTTCAGAAGATTCGACGTCCCTGCGCGAGTTCTTTCGGCGTGTCCCGCGTGAACGAATCGCCGAGGTGATGCGAGACATGTGTCCGGCCGTCGTTGATGCCGAGACAGTTCTCAAGAATGACGCCGAGGCCGTCGCCCGAGTGGCCGCGATGCGCGCCGGCTGGGACGACTACGAGAGAAATTTCTTCGCGCTCGCCGACGTTCAGCGCCGCGAGCAGGTCAACCCTGAATACCGAGACATGACATGAAGGACGCAGACAAGGTAAAAAGCGCCGCCGCGGGCCTCTACGCAAACATCCATGCCAAGCGCCGCCGGATCAAGGCGGGCTCTGGCGAGCGAATGAGAAAGCCAGGATCAAAAAAGGCTCCCTCTGCCAAGGATTTTCGTGACTCGGCCAGGACGGCCAAAAAGAAATAAAGACTATGTCAGCAGAAAAACCAGTGACCAGCGAGGGCGTGCCCCAGGAACTTGACCTCGGGCATGTCGAACCACCCACACAGGACAACATGAACAGTCTCGACGAGGCGATGCGAGCTGCCGGAATTCTTGATCCGGGAGAAGAGATGCCCGAGACCTCAGCGGCTCCTCTGTCCGATGAGAAGCCGGCAGATCAGCCGCCTGCCGACGAGCAGCCGCCCGACAGTCAGCCAGACGGCGAGAAGCCAGCCGAAGAAAAGGCCCCAGAGCCGTCTCCGGAGGACGTCGCCAGAGAATTCGAGCAGATCGATCTCGACGCGATCCAGCCGCCCGCGGACATCAGTCCCCGCAATCTCGTCAATTTTGACAAACTGCGTGACGTCGCCCGTCATTTCAAGGCCCAGGCATCCCGCGCCGCGGAGATGGAGCAGCAGCTCGCCGAGGTCCAAAAAAGTCCGGTGCGGGTTCCCGACGAGGTGATCAACGAACTCACAGAACTTCGTGCCTTCAGGGCTCTTTATGACACTGAAAACGATCCGGAATTCAGGGAAATGTTTGATGCCAAGCTTCAGGGCATCGAAGAAGACGTTTTTTCCATACTGCGCAAAAACGGCCTTCCTGAGGACACAGAAAAACAGCTCAGGCAAATTGGCATTGACAAGGTGTCTCCCAAGTGGTGGGAGGAGTCTGTTCTTGACAAGCTCTCATTTGTCGACAAGGAGCGCATCCGCAAGCGGCTGGCCGAACGCGCAGATGTCTCAGAGAGTCGATTCAAGGCGCTTGAAGAATTCAAGTCTTACCGGGATTCCTATGCCCAATACCGCGAGCAACAGCAGCAGGCTCAGTTGCAGCAGTTCGAACAGGAGATATTCACGCACGTCGACCAGATGACCGAGAAGGTCCCGTGGGCGCGGTATCAGGAAGTTCCTCCTGGCGCCAAGCCAGACGAGGCAAAGAGAATCACTGAGCACAACAAGACTGTCGAGGAACTCGAGACGCGCTTCCGCGAGGCCCTGTATCCGCAGACCCCGCAGGCGCGCGCCGAGGTCGCGGCCGCCGCCGTCGCGAGCGTCAAGCTTGCCGAGTCCGTCACCGATCTGGGTGCGCGTCTTCAGACCGCCAACGAGCGCGCCGAGAAGGCAGAAAAGGCGCTCGAGGCCGTGAAGAACGCCGGCAAGGCGCCATCTGCCCGTCAGGGCGGACGCAAGCCCGCCACCGAGTCGGCCGATCCCAACAAGCTCTCTGACGAGGATGCCATCGAGGTCGGCCTCATGGCCGCCGAGTCTGCCATGTCATGAGCCACACCGGACGAATCGACGGGATCGACCCCGACGATCTCGATCTCGGGCCCACGACTGTCATTCAGACCCAGGCTCCGCTGGGCTGGAAGCAGGAGGCCGAGTGGCTGGGGCGTGACCTGTTTGTCGGCTTTCCCTGCTACAAGCAGACCAACCCGGCCACGGCCTGGTGTCTTCTCGCGATCGCGCTCGATCTCGGCAAGGAGAAGGTCCGGTTTGACATGCAGGTCGGCGACGCGATGATCTACCATGCCCGCAACGAGCTGGCAATGAAGTTTCTTGCGACCCAGGCCCAGTGGATCCTGTTTCTCGACGATGACATGATTCCTCCGATCGGACGCCCAGATTTCCTTCGTGCGATGTGCCGACTGCCAGATTCGTATCCCACGGCTCCCACGGCGCTGCACGTCGCGCACCGGCTCATCGGCCATGGTGCTGACATCGTCGGAGCCACCTACTTCACCAGGCATCCCAGGGGACGCGCGGTCAACAGTCTGGCGCTCGACCAGACCTACCGGGCGAGGGCGGCCTCGTTCCACGACGGGACCATGCCCTGCGACTGGATCGGGACCGGCTGTCTGCTCATCCACCGCCGGGTGCTCGAGACGATGCAGACCAAGTTTCCAGAGCTCAATCCGACCAATCCCGAGATGCCATTCAACTTTTTCCAGCCAGAGAATGATGGCCGAGGAGAGGACATCGCCTTCTGTGCCAGGGCAAAAGAATGCGGATTCCAGCCGCATGTCGACACGATGCTTCACGCACTCCATGTCGGTCATGGGGTCTATGGCATGCACACTTCAGCCCTTGACGAGGTTCTATGACCGAGACAGAGTCAGACTCCGACAAGAGTTCGCTGTTGGTCTGTCTGGCATACTGGCAGGGCGACTGGGAGATGGCGCGCGAGGTGGCCAGGCTGCTGAGCGACCTGCTTCCGTCGCGGCAGTCAAACGTCGAGCTTCTTTTTCAGAGACGGTTCGACTGTGAGAAGCCCGACACGGGCATCGTGCACCACTGCGAAGAAAAATTTGCAAGAGTCCATGTGCGCCGTTCGCGCCGCAAGGGAGTGGGTTTTCCCATGGGATGCAACGAGCTCGCGTTCGATCTGTTTGATTTCATGTTCTGCAACCGGCACGATTTTTTGCACATCGATGGTGTGCTGTTGATCGAGGCCGACTGCGTCATGCTGAGCCGCACCTGGAATCATGAATTCATCGACGAGTGGCGCCGCGCCCAGACCGCGGGAAAACTCGTGTGCGGAAGTTTCATTCCAGGAAGTTTCAACGGCGGCAAGTTTCACATCAACGCGGCCGCGATATACCGCTGGGACATCCTTAAGCATGTTCCGGCATTGGTTGGATCTCCCGGAACTGTCGGATGGGACTGGTATCACGGCGTGCGGCTGCATCCCGTGGCGCGCGACACCCCTCTCATCCACCTGGACTACCGCAGAAAGAGCATAACTCCTGAAGAATTATTTTCTCCCAGAAAGGAAAAAAAAGTTCCAGTGCTCTATCATGGAGTCAAGGATGACTCGGCCATAAGGGCCGTGAGAGAAAGATTCGGGATATGAACAACCGCAAGACACTGGTGTCCGTGCATGGCTACGCGGGCGATGCTGCTCAGGTCTTTGATCTGCTTCCGGTGTTTGAGCATCACCAGTGTCCGCTGGTCATCGTCTCTCCTGAAGATTCTCCGATCTCTGGAGTCGGGCCTCACATCTGCAGGTTTGCCGGAAAACGGGCATATGTCGGTCAGGACTCGTGGGATCGCCAGTGGCTGCAGTTGAAACTGCTTCTCGAATACGACTTTGACTGGTATCTCATGAATGATTCTGACTCGTTCGTGTGCAGCGCGCAGCTTCCTGAATATCTCTTTGCAGATCAGGGAGTCGTCTACAGCAACGAGGTCGCAGATTTCCGGATTCCCGGAGAGACATACGAAGGAACCACGTGGAGCATGGATTACCACAGGGGTTTTCCTCTCATTGCCATGCAGCCGCCATATTTCATGTCTCGCCGCTGTCTTGAGAAGATTGTCGAGGCCACGTTCGGACTGCAGGCCTGTCCGATCACTCCTTTCATCGACTGGTGGTTTGTTGTGGCCTGTGCCGCGGCGGGCGTGAAGCATCTCCCGTTCACTCATGGCGCGAGCTGCGAGACGGTGACGCCACTCGGGCTCGCGGTCTTGTCTGACCGAGTGCTCAATCATGGGGCAGTCTGCCTGCACTCCGTGAAGTCAGCCCGCGTCAAGGACGAGCTGATGCGGCTGTATGCCGCGACCCTGACCAGATCATGAAAAAAACGATGGCCATCACTGGACACCGGGGACTGCTCGGTTCTGCGTGCGTGAGACACTTTTCTGAGTCGCGCGACATTGTGCTCTTTCAGGGAGACTGCCTGATTGAGAGAGACGTTCAGCAATTTTTTGAACAGCATGGGCCCGACGAGGTCATTCATTGTGCGGCCCGAGTGGGAGGAGTGCATGCCAACAAGCGCCATCCCGTGACTTTTTTGCTCGACAATCTGCAGATGCAGAACAACGTGATTTCGTCGTGCGCGCGCCACGGCGTGGAGACCCTGATCTTCATCGGAACATCGTGCATGTTTCCGCGAGACGCCGCCCTGCCAGTTCCCGAGGAGTCCCTGTTGACCGGACGACTGGATGATTCCGTCGAGGCCTACGCGATCGCAAAGATAGCCGGCTGGAGACTGTGCAAGGCATACTGGGAAGAGTTTGGCAGACGTTTCATCACGGTGAATCCCTCGAACATCTATGGCACGAACGACAACTATGGCGTCAATGCGCATGTCATTCCATCACTGATCCGCAAGTTCAGCGAGGCTCGGGCGACGTCGAGTTCGCCCGTCGTGTGGGGCGACGGCTCGGCGGTGCGTGAATTCATCTATTCTGACGACGTGGCCTCCGCGATCGACGCGGTGATCCAGGGATGGGAATCGCCAGAGGTCATATCGATCGGGACAGGGCTGAGCCACAGCATCCGTGAGCTGGTGTCGGCGCTGGCAGAGGTGTCTGGCCTTGACCTGGAGGTAAAGTGGGACACCAGCCAGCCCGTGGGAATTCCTCGCAAGACGTTTGATGTGTCAAAACTCAAGAGCCTCGGCTGGAGCCCGAGAGTCTCGCTGCATGAGGGCCTGTCTCTTGCCTGGAATGACTTTCATTCCGTCCCTCCCCGTGGTCTATGAGCCGCCTCCTTTACGTTCTTCAGGTCTGGCACGGCGACGTCGACATGGCGACCGAGGTGGCAAGACTCCACGCCGAGATCACCGACAAGACTCCGTATCAGGACGTCGACGCCATGCTCGTCTACCGCCGCGACTGTCCGAGACCCAGAGAGCTCGAGGAACTGCTGGGCGGATCTTTTTCAGTCGTGAGATCCTACCGCTCAAGGCGCCATGAGACCGGATTTCCTGCGGGTCCCAACGGCGTGTGGTGCGACACGATGCAGCACGTGGCCGCGATGCACCGGTCGAAGGAGTGGAAGTATGACTGCGTCCTGACGACCGAGGCAGACGCGATCCCGCTCGTCCGCGACTGGCCGCAGAGACTGCTTGCCGCATGGGACCGGGCCGAGTCCATGGTGGCCGGATGTTGGCATCCGAGCGGCGAGCACGAGGTCGGGCACATCAATGGAAATGCCCTGTTTGATCCCCTCACGGTCACGCTTGATCCGCGCCTCGCCGGGTGCGCGACAGGAGTCTGCTGGGACACGTATCTTGCCAACGTCTTTCATCAGCTCGGGTGGGAGGACATCCCAGAGATCAGAAATCTCTATAGGGCAAGAAACGTCGAGCCGTTTGTCTTCGAGCATCTGCTGAGAGACGGCTGCGTCTGGCTCCATGGCGTGAAGGACTCAACCGCGCGCGACTGGGCGAGGCGACGCCTGGTTTCTTCGCAGAAAAAAAGCTTTTCCATTCTCTCTCAGCAGGGATAGCTTGCTCTTGCGATTGATCGCCGAAAGCGATCGGGGAGCCGCGGTCCAGCCGCTGCAAACAGGCCGCACACAGTCCTAACGTGCCGAGGACAGAGAGAACGACGACGCGTCTGAAGACACGTTGCCATTCAAACCTAAACCTCAGTTAGAAAGCACAAGCAATATGCCTAATGATTGTATTGATCTGTCGGCCGTACAGAATTTCGCGGCCAAGGACGTCAACCGTATTGTCGGCCAGATCGCAAAGGTCCTGGCTCGCAAGAGTCCGTATATGAACGTCCTCAAGGGCGGAACCATTCCGAACGTCTCGGATGTCGTCCGCTCAGTCGTGCAGGAACGCGCCGTGATGAACGCATCGCTCTCAGAGCCCTCGTTCACCAACGACGTCGAACTCTGCGGTGTCGGCGCCGACCCGGATGAAGTCGGCTCGACCGAATACCAATATCAGCTGCAGTCCCTTCGTGGCCGCGGTCCTCGCGTCTGCGTGAAGACCAGCCGCACCGCGTTCAAGGGCGCCTATCTCCAGGCCCAGATGGCCCTGGAAAAAGGAATCCTGCAGATCATGAACTCCGACATCCGTGCCACGCTCCTGCGTCGCTCCGGTGTCAAGTTCGTCGCCAAGAAGGGCGTCTCCTTTGACAATCTTGTCACCGGCGATTCCCAGCAGATCGACACTCCGTTCTACAACTCGCTGCCCGACGCGCAGATGAACTTCCGCACGCTCTACAAGCTCGGAACTCTCCTGCGTGAGGATCTCCTCGCGGAGCCCTTCGGCACCGAGCGCGGTGACTTCTTCATGGTGATCGCCTCGATCGACCAGATCGAAGCCTTCCGCAACGATGCAGACGTCAAAGAAGACCTGCTCTACGTCACAGCCGGTTCGTTCCGCCTCGGCAATGAGGCCCTCACGGGTTACTCGTTCCAGGGGTATCGCGGATTCGCCCTCGGCGTCGACAGTCAGCCTCTCCGCTTCAACGCCCTCAACGGTTCTGGTCAGCCCATCCTGATCGAGCCTGAGATTGGCGTGTCCGTCACCAACGGCAAGGGTTCTCGTCGCAACCCCGCGTGGGTCTCGGCGCAGTATGAGATTGGCTTCCTCGTTGCCGGCGACAGCTTCTCGCGGCTCACGCCCGAGCGCTACACCGGCGAGGGATCGTTCAAGTTCGCGCCTCAGCTCCACATGGGCGAGCTCGAATGGGTCGCGCAGCGTGACAACGACTGCAACCTGTTCCTCGACTACGGGCAGCACATCTACCAGATCAGCCGGGCATACCAGCCGATCCGGCCGCATGCCGTGGTGCCCTTCGCCTACAAGCGCTGCACCTTCGACACCGGCCTCGAGACCTGCCTGACCAGTTCAACGGGACTCTAATCTGGTTCGATACATCGGGGAGGGGGCCAGCGGGCAAGCAGTGGGAAGCCCCCTCTCCGATAATCGACCCAGAAAAGAAAACCTGAGACATGTTCAAGGACTCCAGCCTAGATCCGGCCGTCTATCTTCCCGGTGCCACCACGCTTCGTGATTATGCAGTTGGCCTGGAGGGACGAACGTCGTTTGTTCGGCGCAGCAATCTAAGGTCCGTAAGTCCACCCACCCAGTTCGATGATGCCGATCGCGGTTATCGTCGAGGTTCTGTCTGGCTTCAGGATTATCAGCAAACACAGGTCGTCTACATGTGCATGGATTCAACCCCAGGCGATGCTCGGTGGGCTGTTTTTGCGTCTGGTATCGTGCCTCTCACGTTTCCCTTTGACATGGGATTCGTCAATGACACAATCATTTTTTTCATTTATGATCTCGGAAATTTGACATAGCCATGGCACAAGTTCTACAACTCAGGCGCGGCACAACCGCGGAAAACGACATTTTTACCGGAGCCATCGCTGAAATAACGGTTGACACCGACCGTTCTTCTATCCGTGTCCACGATGGCGTTATTCCAGGCGGCAAAGAAATTGTTCCCGTTAGCGTGCTGCGTCTTGTGCCCATTGTCGAAGTCTCGCAGAGCCGCTCGTTCACAAACGACGATACTGGAAAAATATTTCATTTTGACACGACAAGCGGATCGTTGAACGCGACATTCACTGGATCTGGTTTGTCCAACGGTTTCAATGTGACCGTCGTCAATACCGGTCTCAACGCAGTTGTCATTGCGGCGCCAGAAGGACTAAATTCGATTGGCACGGCGGTTAGCGAGCAATACGCAAGTGCGTTTGTCTACGCCTTGAACGGAACCATCTTCGCCACGGGGCGTCTTGTCTGATGATTTTACCAGCACTTTCAGCAGTTTCTTCGTCAAGGTTTACAATATCCGGGGCGCCATCGTATACGCTTGGAGATCCCGACGATCTATTCACGTCAGACCTCTCAAAGTGGCGCATTCATAATGTGAGCGATCCCTTCATCATTTTTGTCGACAATTACTATTATGCGTTTTCGACAGATTTTATGACGGGAAACCAAGCCGTTTATGGAACAATTCCTTTGTCCATACAGATTCGCCGCTCGCCTGACTTAATAAGGTGGGAGTGGGTTGGAAACGCCCTTTCCGCGCTTCCATCTGATGCCACTGCGCATTGCGGACCTTCGGTTGTGAGGGCGTGGGCGCCGCATGTCGAAAAAATCGGGAGCACATTTTATTTGTATTATTCTGCGTCAACCTTTGGCACGACGAACTCGTTCATTGGCGTCCTTTCAAGCAACTCAATCAATGGCCCCTGGACAAATCTTGGAGAAGTATACAAGACAAATTTTGGAGCCTCGGAAAACGCCATTGATCCAAACATTGTCAAAGATAAAGACAACAATCGGTGGATGGTTTACGGCTCCTATGCAAATGGCATCTATGTCATTCGCGTTGACGACAGCACGGGCAAGATTCTGAGCGGGGCCCCAAAAACCAATATCTGTCGGCGCGACGCGTCGGGATTCAAAGCGGTGGAAGGTGCTTATATCATCTATAATGCAGATTTTGACTACTATTATCTCTTTATTTCATTCGGGCAGTGTTGCTTTAACGACCTGACACCGCCGGAGCCACTTTACAATGTAAGAGTCGGACGATCCGCCTCCATAACCGGGCCCTATGTTGATGTGGATGGGCAATCATTGACGGACACTGTTTCAAGTCCGTCCAATGCCATAGGCACCAAGCTCATGGGCGGCTATAAATTCGGAGCTTCAATTGGATGGGTGGCTCCTGGCCATAATGCCATCTTCCAAAAGGGCAAAGACTATTTTACCGTTCACCATGCCCGGCTGGACAACGATTTTAATTGGAACTATCTGCATGTTCGCCGAGTGCTATGGGCAAGCAACGGATGGCCAATGTTTATGCCGCAGCGATATGCCGGGGAATTTACGCAAAAAATCATAAGTGCGAAGGTTGCCGGAAACTATGCGCACATTGAGCACACAACAACCTCAGACACGCAGGCAACCTCGTCAGCCGTTGCCCTAGAGGATGGCGGAAATGTCAGCATTCCTGGGAACGCCAATGCGGGAACATGGTCCCTATCGGGAACAAACAACATGACGCTGGTTCTCTCAGGCGTGACTTTTGAGTGCCAAGTGTTCAGCGCGTGGGACTGGGAGCTTGAGACGAGCGCCATTGTTTACACCGGCATGAGCGCAACTGGCACCTGCGTGTGGGGGAAAAAAGTATGAATAATAATGAATACAGTGAATGTCTGGATGAAAACGGAATAGTCCTCAATGATTTTTTGAAAACCCCGATCATTCCAACTGGAGGACGCGAAGACATCAGATCTGTCAAGATGACTGAGATTCGCATTTTTCCAGACTTTGATCAACAATAGAGTCCATGGCAAGTCAACTACAACTCAGACGAGGCACCACGGCTCAGCATGCGCCATTCGTTGGAGCTCCGGCCGAGGTCACCGTTGACACTGACAAAAAAACAGTGGTCGTGCATGATGGATTAACTTCTGGAGGATTTCCGTCTATTCGCGAGGGAACTGCAGCTGGAGGAGTTCTTGGCGGAACATATCCCAATCCGTCTCTTAACAAGCTTGTGACTCCCGGACAGGTCGGTGGCGGCGCCATCACTGACGGAACTATTGGTGGAAGCACGGCAATTTCCACCAGTGGATCATTGACAACCACAGGGACTGTCAGCGCGAGGAATTATTTTTCCGATACATATTCGGCGACGGCGACTGATCCTGCTTATTTAAGATTGCGCCGCGGCAGGGGAACAGCGTCTTTTCCGGCTGTTGTGCAAAACAACGATCTGCTGGCCAACATTGTGGCCGATGGGCGCGATGCCGCGCTCAACTGGGTCGTTGCCGGAAGAATGACCATCGAGGTCGATGGCTCTCCTGGAACTGCCGACATGCCAGGTCGAATTGTTTTCAGCACCACGGCCGATGGTGCGAGCGCCGTGACGGAGCGCATGCGGATTACGAGCGCCGGTCGCGTCGGCATTGGCGCGGCTAATCCGAGTGAACTTTTTCAAGTGGGAGACGGCACAGGGTTCACCATGCCGCTTGTCCTTGGAGACTCAAGCAGCTACGGGGCAGGACTAAGAATCCACAACGACAATACCGGCGCCAGCACTGCGTGCTTTATTGATTTCGGTCTTGGCGCGGATGTTTCGGCTGCGGCGATTCACGCGCGAAAACAGTCAGATGGCTCGACTGACTTGGCGTTACTGCCATCCGACACCGTTGGAGCTGTCTTTGATGCAATCGTCATGGATGGCTCGTCTGGGGGCATTAGTCTTACCGGAGACGTTACGATAACCGACAAAATCATCCACAGCGGCGACACCAACACAGTTATCCGCTTCCCTTCGGCGGATACCGTCACAGTAGAAACCGCCGGAAGCGAGCGCCTCCGCGTCAGCTCTACCGGAGACGTGTCATTTAACTCAACCGCAGTTAGCACCAGCACAACTGTGGGCGGCGCATCTTGGACAAGCACCGGATACCATGTGCTTTATAGTAACGCGACATTAGCCGCAAGCGGCATTCTTGACTATTACTCAGATTGGGACGCGACGAAACGCAATGTGTTCCGCGTGCAGGCGGACGGCAACGCTCTCAACTACAACAACAGTTATGGCGCGTTGTCGGACGCTTCCATTAAGGAAAACATTGTAGACGCAACGCCGAAACTCAACGCGCTGAAGCAGGTCCGAGTGGTCAACTTTAACCGCATTGGCGATCCCGATAACAAGCAGATCGGCATGGTCGCCCAAGAGCTTGAGCTGATTTGGCCCAAGCTCGTCTCGCAAGACCAAGACGGCATAAAGTCGATCAAATACAGCGTGTTGGTTCCTATTCTTATCAAGGCCGTGCAGGAGCTGGCGGCAAAAGTTGAGGCACTGGAGGCCGCACAATGAAACAGCAGCTCGCCGAACTGATCGAAGCCTATGCCGCCGCCCGCGTGAGCGGCAACCGGATGCTCATGGAATTTGCCGCCGGAAAGCTGAATGGACTAATGGCCGCCATCGAAGTGGCGGTGCCGAAGGAGATTTTAGAGACCCAGGAATAACGTCATGATCTTCGAGGCAAAACTCGCGGCCGGGGGAATCCTGGCGGGCGTTACGGGCATCTTTGCCACGGGAAGCGTCACTCCGGTCGATCTTGGCTGGCTCAGGCCGCTCGTCGAGCTCGGCAGTTTCGGGATCATCGCCTTCGCGGCCGTCTACGTCCTCATCCGGGTCGCCCCGGAATTCATCCGCCACCTCGACAAGGCCAGAGACGCCTTCCTTGTAGAACTCCGCGAAGAACGACAGATGCGCCAGAAGAATTTTGATGTTCTCACTCAGAATCTCCACGATATAGACAGGTCGATCCAGTCTCTCGAGAGATCGGTGAACCAACAGAAGACGTGAGCATCCTCGACACCGCCGAATACCGCCGCCTGGCACTCCTGGCGGCCGGGGTCGACCCGTCTCAGATTCCGGCCATCCTCGACACCGCCACCTGGCGCCGTCTCATGATCGCGGCCCTCGTGGCCATCTCAGAGGGAGGAGGTGGCGGAGGTGGCGGCTACGTCAACGGGTCTGTCCAGTTCTACGCCGATCTCCCGGTCACCGTCGGGACCCCGCCCGTCAACACCGCCTACCTCGTTCGCGAGGACTCCGGCGTCTGGTTCATCAACCGGAAGCCCGCCGGCATCTACGTCAGGCTCTTCAACAACGGGACCCTGGCCGACTGGGACTATGCCGGAGAGTTCCCCTCGGTCAATGACAGCCAGTATTTCAGGATCTACGATTCTGCAGATCCCACGAAGGAACTTGCCTTCGATGTCTCTGGAGTGTCTGCGGCGACGACCCGCACGCTGACCGTCCCCGATGCCTCCGGTAAAATCGCCCTGCAAAGCGAAGCCTACGACTTCTACTACGCCACAGCCCCGTCTGGAGCCACAGGCGGCTCTGGCTCCGCATGGGTCTGGAACATTCCGTCATGGTCTACGATGCAAGTCATCACAATGATCGGCGCGGGCGGAGGCGGCGGCAGTGGGCGCGTAGGTGCTTCTGGCACTGTTTGCGGCGGTGGCGGAGCAGGCGGTGCTGGTGCATTTGGCACGTTCATAACGCGCATTACGGGAGGAGATCAGATTGAGGTTCTCGTCGGCGCAGGCGGAGCAGGCGGTGCGGCGGCTGGCACGGGCAACGGCAACGGGTTAAGCGGAACGGCAGGCGGAAATACATCTGTTCGCTGGGTTACGCCAAACATTACGCTGCGGCAAAGCACAGGTTTTGGTGCTGGAGGCGGTGGCGGCGGCGGAACCGCAACCTTTGGAACCGCTGGAATTGCTGGAGCAGGAGTCGCATCAACCATACTTGGCTCTGGCGGCGCTGGCGGTGCAGGAGTTGCAGGAAGCGTAACTGGCAACGCTGGTGGCGGCTCAAACAATAACTCAACTCAAGGCGGACGAGCAGGCGGCTCCATCGACGCGACACCAACGGCATATAATGGCGGGGCGTTGTTGGGCAGTTCTTTTACAGACATTCGTGAATCTTTTCTTTTGCCCAACCTTTCACCAAAAATCGGCACAGGCGCAAAGGGCGGAAACGCTTCCACAACCGCCAACGCACAAGCGGGAGACAACGCTGGCGGATTAGGCGGTGGTGGCGGCGGTGGCGGTGCTGCGCTTACTGGATTTTTAAGTGGCGCTGGCGGCAACGGTGGCGATGCCTTTGTCCGCATCAACTGTTTTTGATATGAACTCACTCGCCATCATCCGCGAATCAGACGGCAAGGTTGTGACCTTTGTTCGCCCCGACCAGCCGCAGGGCTGGAAACCGCCCGCAGGCACCCGCGCCATTCCCGACACCGACCTTCCGGCCAACTGGGAGCAAGCGGAACCAGAAGTAATTGAATCAGACCCCATCACTGCCGAAGAAGCGGCGGCGGCTTACTTTTCGCCTTATCAGATCCAAGCATTGACGCGACTTGAGATGGCCCTGCTCCAAGCAGGCAAACCCCTCGGCCCGCAGATGACCGCCTGCAAGCAATGGTTGGAAGGCGTGATGCTTTCATGGGCCGCATCCCCGACACCCGCACCAGCGGAGTCTTTCGGCGTTCCGCAGGCGACCTTTGCGGAGGCGAGTGCGGAGGCTGTGCAGGATTTGCAGCAACCCTGATCCGGAAGCATATTTTTTAGTCAACAACCAACAGAGGAGAAACAACAATGAACATCAACGACATCATCCAGACCCTGACCCGGCTCAATTGGCTCGAGGTCATCGTGGCCCTCAACGGCCTCATCGTGGCCCTGATCGCGATCTTCGCGCTCATTCCGGGAGAACAGCCCGAGAAGACGCTGCGGGCGATCGCGGCCTTCGTCGGCCGCTTCTCGCGCAAATGAAGACGGCGCTCGTGGTCATCATCCTGGCCTTCATCGTGGCAGCCCTGCTCTCGGGCTGTGCCACCCCGAGGATCGGGTTCGGCTATGACTTTCTCAACCAGAGAGTCACCGTCTCGGTCGAGCCCGGCGGCAAGCAGGTCGTGAAGCCCGAGCGATGAAAAAGACGCAGATCCAGATCCTCCAGGAGTCGGTCGGGGTCGAACCCGACGGCTTCTGGGGACCGAAGTCCATCCTGGCCTGTCAGCGCCATCTTCGGGCCCTCATGCCGAGGCCGAATCCGTGGCCAAAGCAGGATCAGAAGAGTCTCACGGCGTTCTACGGCCCGGCGGGCTCGGTCTCGACCGCCCGGATCTCGGTCCCCTACAGGATGTTTCTCTACAACGGGCCGGAGACCATCCGGACGCTGGCCGTCCACGAGAGGCTCGCTCCCAGTCTTTCTCGAATTCTCAACGAGCTCGGGAAGCGCTATCGGACCGACGAGGCCAGGACCGAGGCCGGGGTCAACCGCTATTTTGGAATCTACGCCAACCGCAACATGCGAGGCGGAACCCTCCCGAGTCTGCATGCCCGGGCCGCCGCGATTGATCTCGACGCGAGCCGGAATGGCCTCCACGCGCACTGGCCGACCAGGGCCCACATGCCGCTCGACGTGATGGAGATCTTTGCCCGTGAGGGCTGGCTCTCCGCGGGAGCCTTCTGGTCGAGAGACGCGATGCACTTTCAGGCAACACAATAGGAGGAGACATCCATGAAAAAAGAAACCACTGACACCAACTGGGGCAAGGTCGCGCAGGCGGCCCATGCCGCGGATCACCAGACCAGGCTGGCCGAGACCCAGGCCCAGCTCGAGGCCGAGCGGAAGGCCCATGCCGAGACTGTCAAGACCCTCGAACGCGCCCGCACGGCCGGGAAGAAAGCCGTCCAGGTGCCGAGGCCCTCGAGCCCCAGGGCCGGCAAGGGCGACATCGTCGAGGTCATCTTCTCCGACGTGCACGGCAACCAGGTCGACCCCGCGGCCTTCTCGGCGCTGCTCGGTGATCTCAAGATCCTGCGCCCCGACCGGATCTTCATCGGAGGCGACTTCATCAACTGCGGCGGATTCCTGGCCGAGCACCACGTCCTGGGCTACGTGTCCGAGGCCGACGACAGCTACGAGGACGACATGGCCGTGGCAAACGGGCTGCTCGACGCGATCATGGAGTCAAGCTCCTGCCCGGACATCCACTACCTCGAGGGCAACCATGAGTGGCGCGTCGAGCGCTGGGCCCTCACGCAGCGACTCGCCCACCACAAGGACGTCGAGCTGCTGCGCAAGACCTTCTGTGCTGAGCACGTTCTGCGCCTCAGGGAACGTGGCATCCGCTACTACCGGCAGGGCCACCTCCACGAGGGCTGCGACACGCCGGGCTGGGTGAAGCTCGACAAGATGTTCTACGTGCACAAGATCAGCAACTCGAAGGACGCGGCCGACGTGGCCCTGGCCAAGGCCGGCGGCAACATCTGCTACTTCGACACCCACCGGGCGAGCTTCAAGCCCAAGCACATTCCCGGCATCGGCCTGGTCAGCGCCTGGAA